CACACCAGGCATGGTGGAAGGCGAGACGCGTCTACTCCGCATTCCGGACATCTAATCTCGAAGTCGATCACTTGATGATCACCGCCTTTGCGGGGCGCTTGAAGAAGCCGAAACTCTTGTCGTTGCGGCTTGCCTCGACCGTCGCAGTAAACTGCAACTCCATGCCGACGAGCTTGGTCATGACGCCGTCGGTCTCGTTCCAGGCCGACTTGCGATAGGCTCCGAGGAACTCGACTTCGCTCCAGAGGTTCGTTGGAATGGATCCGAAGACCTTGAATCCGCGCTCGTCCTTGACCAGCATCTTGTATGCGGTGCCGTAATCCGTCTCGTACGACTTGGTCGAGATGACCGTGCCCTTGATCTCGACACGACCGGCGACGACCGGATCTGCGCTCTCAGCCTCGAACGCTGCGCCAGCGCGCTTCTCTGCGATCTTCTCGAGGGCTGCGATCATCTTCTCGCTGTATCCCCACTCGTCCAGGTGCCAGAGCTGGTCAGCCATCTTGAGGACGAACGAGTTGCGCTCGTTGGTGCTGGGGTAGACATCGCCCTCGGGCTTGTCCCAGTCGCGCACGTTCAGAACGCTCGTGAGCAGCGCCCACACAGCAGGGTGTTCAGCCTCCAGCGCATCCCAGGCTGCCGTGCGCTTGGCGAGCTTGGCCTGGCGCTTCTCCTCGGCCTTGCGCTCGCGATTCGCCTTCGCCAGAGCGCGACCGTGGCACCACTTCTGCGCGGCAGCCTGGGTGTCGAAGTGGTCTCCGAGACGAGCGCTGAGGACGTTGTTGCAGAGATAGCAGATGCTGTCGTATCCGTTGAAGGAGTAGTGTCCGGTACCCGCGCAGCGCTTGCAGCCCTTGTAGAACTCGCCATGGTACTCGATGTACCAGAAGCCCTCGTACTCGTGCTGGGTGACAGTGGAGATTGAGATGTTCATCGCTGGGTCCTTCCCCTCGTTGATAGAACAAGTCTCCCTCGTAATCCAGATTTTCGCTACTCCATCCTGGAGTTTTCTTGAGGCGCGAGAAGACCCCAGCACCCTTCATCTGATGCTGGGGTCCCCACGCTAGAGCAGGATCACCTCCTACTGACAGCTTTCGCACTGCAGAAGATCCATCGGATCCACAGGGCAGGCGTACCCTCCAACGTTGTCGGTTTCGGTGTTGTCCATGTCTCTACTTGACCTCCGTGATGACCGATGCCTGACCTGTGACGGCGGTTCCGGCATCGATTGTCTGTTTGTTCGGAATGATGCCGACGCCCGCCGCGGTGACGAACGCCAAGATCACGGACGCCCAGTTCACGCCGCCGACCGCACCCCAGCCGAGCGTCGGCGATAGCAGGCCGAGCAGAACCTGGAGCGCGGCGACCACGCCAGCGGCGATGGCCTTGCCCCACCACTTCTGACTGGTCCACGCCACCGGCACCACGGTGAGTCCGGCCAGGATCGCCGAGACGATCGTGTACAGAGTGACGTGCTGACCGGCGGAGAGCGCCGTAAGCACGACGAAGACGCCGGAGCCGATGACGGCGATGATCTCCTTGACGTACTGAGAGGGCTGGTCGGCTGTGACTGCCTGGCCGGCAGTCGACTTGACGAGTGTCATGTGTTCTCCTTATGTGATCGGGGCGGTCCAAGCTGCCGCCCACGTCTGCGGACCGATCAGGCCGTCAACGGTCAGACCCTTCTCGGACTGGAATGCACGGGCGACCGAAGACGTGTTCGGACCATACAGCCCGTCCACAGTGATCTGCCATCCGCGGTCTCGCATGCGCTGCTGCCAGACGATCAGGTCGTCCCGGTGCGAGAAGTAACCGGACACCGATTCGACCGGGCCAGACTTCGGCCCGAAGTAGCTTCCCTCTGGGAGAGGGAACTTCGGAGCCAGAGTCTGCACTGGCTTGTCCCCGCCAGTGTTCCTCCCCGGCATGGCGTCGGAAGGATTCTGGCCATTCGCAGCGGCGAGCGACGCGCTGAGCGCCTGCGCCGTGAGAGGGCCGACGATTCCGTCCGCAGCCAGTCCCTGGTCGGTCTGGAACGCCTTGATGGCGGCAGTCGTCTGAGGACCCTTGATCCCATCGACATCTCCGACGTTATACCGCAGCTGCTTCAGCGCCTTCTGATAGTCCTTGACTCCCATAACCTCGCCGATCATCGGATCGTCTGCGGTAGAGGCCGGCAGCGTTGATCCGTCGATCGCTCCGAAGTCCTCGGAGAGATTCTTGTCGAAGTCGACAGCACTTCCGTTGATGGACTGACCGTTGCGATACTGGTACAGCGTGGCGTGCTCGCTGACTCTCCCATTCGACCATGCGTAGGTCTGCCAGCCGTACTTCGCATGCCCTCCGCCGACGACGGCCTCGATTACATCGAAGTTCCCGTAGACGCCGCGCTCCTCGAATGGGAAGATCTCGTCGATCGAGATGATCTCATCGACGATCTTCTTCAGTTCGTCTGCATTCGGCTCGAAGTCGACTGCGAAATGAACCGGAGCGTGCGAGATGCCAAGAGCTTGTCGAAGTCCGTCAGCGATCTTCGCTACGCGCAGACCACCCCCGTCCTCGACGAGCTCTCTGCCGTCTTCCTCGTAGACGAGGGCGACCTTGAGGCCGTTCGCCACCAGGTCATCGAGTTCGACCTGGCCGAGACCCTTGCTGTTCACGTTCGACCAGAGATATCGGATAACACCCCTCATGCCGAATTGGACCAGCACGGCTCCGCCGGGGCGAGCCGATGAGTAGTCGCAGAGGTCCGCCATCAGAACGTCACCCCGTACCCAGCGAGCTTCTGAGTCGTGACAGGACCGACGATTCCATCCGCGGTGATGCCGACGCGCTGCTGAAACTCCTTGATGACGCTCTCCGTCGCCGGACCGAAGTCTCCGTCGACAGCGAGCTTGCTGTAGGCCGGGAACACACGATTGAGCCCTGCCTGAAGAGACGACACGCGCCCTCCGGTGCTTCCGCGCTGCAGATTGCCGCTGGTCGGAGCCGGTGCGGGTGCAGGAGCGGGAGCAGCGGATCCTCCGAAGCCGACCGAGTCGCTCGCCGGGCCCCAGATGCCGTCTGCTGCGAGGCCGTGCGCACTCTGGTACGACTTCACAGCCGCAGTCGTGCCGACGCCGAAGATGCCGTCTGCTTCAACACCGACGAGACGCTGGATGTCTGCCACCGACCGATCGACCGTGATCCCTCCGGTGTTTCCGGTGTGGTGATAGTGCCAGTTCTCGTAACTGACATCATTCACCCAACCGAAGTAGCCACCATTGTCCTGGAGCCAGTAGCTCACTCCAGACGTCATGTTGACGTCGACAGCCGTACCCCAGCCATGGTTGGACTGACCGGGATACGCCGCACGCGGATAGCCCAGCTGGTTGTAAGCCGACTGCTGCGCCGCATAGCTGCGGTAGCAACTGGGGATCCCGTCGTCCGGCTCCGGAGCGAGATGGATACCCTGGGATGCGGCATACTGCACCATTGCCTTCCAGCTGGCAGCCGAAGCCGCCTCGAGAATCTGACCCGGCGCTCCGTTGGCTGCTTGGATCAGCTGGCTCGTGTCGAGCCGACCGTTTTCGGCCATTGTTTCCTCCTTGGTTTGATGAGCCAATTGCTCATTTCTATTCTACGGGAGACAGACAGTCCGATAGCTTGTAGTCGTCTGCGATCCCGTTACAGAGTTCTGCCAAACTGTCTGTACAACTGTGCTTGATCCGTCGAGAATACACGTCTGCGAGACGGGCACATACGTAGCTCCGTCCGCTCCCGGAGATCCTGCCGGCCCCGGCTCTCCTTGCGATCCCGGAGCTCCTGGCGCTCCGGCCGGTCCTACGCATCCTCCGTTAGCCGCGCAGAACGAGGCGACGGCCGCAGAGATCTGGTCGTCGGTCGGTCCCGGTCCAGCAGAGCCGTTCTGACCGGCCACTCCCATGCATCCCCCGTGCGCCAGGCAGTAGTCTCTCACCGCGTCTGACACTTGCTGATCGGTAGCGTTCTCGCCCGGATCGCCCTTTGGCCCCTGCGCGCCCTGTAGTCCCTTCTGAGCCTTCTCGACCTCTGACTTGCTCGGTGCCTCGGCGACCGGAGTCTTCCCCAGATCGAACACCTGGTTGCGGAGCTTGTTGATTGTGTCGGACTGCTTCGAGATCAGGGCATTCTGAATCCGGTCTGCAGCTGCGTATTCCTGCAGTTGCGTGACTGCGGAGATGCCAAGGACCAGAGCCAGGATCAGAGCGCCTATGATGATGGCTGCCGCAACAGCGTCTCTCCATGTCAGGCGACGAACAGACTCGACTACGGGCCGATGTGGAGACCCATGCTTGTCGCTGCCGCCACTATCGAGATCATCGCTGAAACGATGGGCCCCACTATTACGAGAGTCCACTGTAGCCTTCTTTCCGAAGCTGCTTTGTTTCGCTGCTGTTCCTGCTGAAGGTCTGCCTTCTCACGAGTCTGCTCTGCCTTGATACGAGCATCGCGTTCAAGCTCGAGAGAGGTACGGAGATTGGCAACCTCCTGGCCGAGACTCTTGAGGTCGTCCCGAAACGCGTCTCGCTCTGAGTTGTACAGAGTGAGAGGAACGTAGTTTTTGTTGTTCTCCCGAAGATCTTTTCTGATCTCCAGGACGGCTCTGTACACTTCCCCAACTGTGACATCATCATCAGCCACCATGTGCCCCTTACGACGGTCCGAGATTCACGAAGCCTGTGCCGGCATCGACATATCTCTTCGTAATCTGCATGTCGACCCACTTCGATCCGTCGTATCGTCGCATGATAGACAGATCGGTGAATGTGGTTTCATCGACAGCGCGCTTTCCTCCTGCGACAACTGTCACCGGCGCTGTCTGCGCCGAAGCGCCATCGCCCGCAACGTTAGTCGCGAATGTCCTAAACACATAGCTGCCAGGGGCGAGGCCTGTGTAGACAGTACTTCCTCCGAATTGATCTCCTGTCCATGGACCGCCATTACGAGAATACTGCACCGTGTACTTAGTGATTCCAGCCCCGCCATTGTCAGCAGGAGCAGTAACGGTAATCGAGACTGTTCGACCAACTACAGAGCTGATCGAGATTCCTGGAGCGCTCGGAGGCTTCGGGATGCGCGAGAGCCCCATAGACCCTCCAACATCTGCAGGACCTCCGATGGATGATCCGGTGTAGTTTGTATGGCCAGATCCGTACACAGAGCCGTATCCATTGCCGTCGTGGCCAATGGCAACCTGTCCGCTCGCAATGAGCTTGACCTGGTTGCCGCCCCGGAAGTCGTATGTGTATCCTCCACCGAACCCCTGGCCTCCAATGTTCGTAGACCATCCGGTGCTGTCGGCGTTCCACGATCCGAATCCACTCGTCTGAACGAGATAGAACTGCCAATTGACGAGAGAGTAGTTTCCGGCCTGGCTCGTACCAACCTCTTGCATGGATAGCTGGATATATGCACCAGCCCCCATGCCTGCAGTAAAGTCGGTCATGAGTTAGCCCCTACCAGAGCCAGATGTCGTTGGCTGCCGGAGCCGGAGAAGTCGGGGTTGTCGACTGAACGTAGATACGACGTCCACCGACCTTGGAAGAGTTGCCGACTACGAGATTCTCGGGGTCTGTGATCATCGAAGCAGTGATGTCTGGTACGAAAGCCTTCCATGCTGCTCCGGTCCAGTACTCCGGACGTCCGTCGGTGAGATTGAATCCGGGCTGACCCTTCCGCGGATTTGATGGGCGATTGGGTGTCGTCCACTCTCCGAACACATGCCCCATGAAGGGTCGCTCATCGTTGATGTTCGAAGTAGAGATGGACGACGATCCAGCAGTGACCATAACTCGTGCGAGGGAGATCTCGAAGATTCCAGCGTCAGTCTGCGTAAGGGCGGTCGGAGACCCGGACCCAGGGGTTCCCGCCAGCACAACTGCCCGAATCGAGTTCGCAGTAGGGTCTAGCCTGAGGATTGCCCGGTCGATTCGGTCCTGCGCAGATCCCGCTGCGAATGTGAGTGGCAGGTCGTCGTCGTTGTAGTACATGTGGCCCCGAACCAGGGCGTAGCCTGCCTTCAAGACTGGCACCAGGCCAGCTCCAGCGACGAGCTTGCACGACTGGTCTGTGTCGTCGCCCCATACACCAGTCGCCTGCATACGGCGAAACAGCTGGGAGTACTGCGTCTCCGAGGTGTCTTCGCCGTCGAACGGCCAGTAGCTCTCTGCCATTGTTGTCTCCTTGTCTGACCAATTCTACGGGATTACGCTGGCTCGGGGACCAGCTCGAACTGCTGTGTAAATGACGATTCGTCAAGTATTGCGACGATCAGTCCTGTATTGTCCTGCTTCACAACCCACAGTCCTGGATGGTAGTTCATCTCGTTTGTTGTGTCGATTCCCCAGGATGACAACTCTTCAGCATTCTCTGGCGTCATTTCCAGAGCGTTGTATTCCTGAGTGCTTCTGTAAACATCCATCATGACCTCGGAATGTAAAGGATGCCATCGAACGACACCCAGCCGTTGTTGCCTTGTTCGACAGACCATGCGCCGTTTCCGTCCCCGAGAATGCGCGCTCGTGTCGTTGCGTTCGAGGGACGATTGAACATGGCTCCAACATTTGGATTTCCGTTGGTGTTCCACGACGGGCGTGTTCCAGCAGGCTGCGTCCATATCTTAGACGATGTGGCTACAGTTCCGCTATTGATGAACCCCTGGACGTAGATCATCCCATTGGGGAGGACCTTATATCCAGGAACGGTAAACTGCGTTCCAGCGCCTTGGACCCATCCCGATCCAAGCGAGGGATATACGAATCCATCCATCTTTGCAGCCTGCGGATAGATGACTCGGTTCAGCGACAGCTGAGTGTTCGATGTCTGGTTCCCGATCTTCCAGTTCAGCGACGCATACGAATTCTGCGAGTTGATACCCACAGCGCCCCAAGCGTTGTCGGACTCAGACGCAAAGTGGTGCTCTCTCGCCTCTGCTGCAATGGACGACGGGAATGTGAGCATCTGTGTGTTGTCTGCAGTCACAGACGTAGGATGCATCAGCATCCCCTGCCACCACACGAGGCCGTTCGCGTCATCTTTCCAGTATCGCACAGGTCCAAAGTTGAGGCCAGCGAGACCGCCCGTCCCTGAAGTCAGTTGTGTAAAGCTGTTCTTGAATGCAATCCCCGTGCTGCTCCACGCAGCCACCCCTGCGGCAGGGAACACGATTCCGTCCAGATTGATGAAGTTCGTAGTCGAGCCGTTGTTCGTGATCAGCTGCACATCTCCGTTGGCCTTCACAACCAGAGATCGCCAGGTATCGGAAGCGTTGGTGTCGAAGATTAGATCGTAGTCCGGGCGGAAACCGATTGGCAGATTGAAGATCGTCGTCAACACGGGGGCTGACGATGGAGACGACGGCTTGATGAGTCCCGACAAGGCGACGATGCCGTCTAGCGTCTTGGAGAATCCACCAGGCTGCCAGTTAGTGTCGTAGTTCTGCCATCCGTTCTGGAATGTGAGCGGGATAGTGTTCATAAGGGGGATGGACGTCTTGACTGGACCGGCGATATACCAGTCCTGCCCAGAGCGCGCTACTAGGACGTGGTCTCCGGGCTTCGGCTGATATCCGCCCTCGCCGGTCCATCCGGAGATCGTGACTGGGCCGTTCGCTCCGTCGAATGTGACCTGCGGCAGACCTGCGGTCCAAAGAGGGTCGACGATGCCGGTCTGGAGGGTCTGTCCGACTTCAGCGTTCTTCTCGAGGAACGCGAGACGAGTTTCCTGGTTCTGCTGCGCAGCAATGATCCGAGAGTCGTAGTCGAATCCAGTCGGATCTCCGACAGTCGCTGCGACTAGGAGGCCGTCGTCGGAGATAGAGATAGTCGCCTCTGTCACAACGGCCTTGATTGGGGTACCATCCACGTCGACGCTGACGATGTCACCCAGGAACCAGTCTCTGCCATAGACCATGCTGACGTTGTCAGACGGGGTGACAGACAGCGATGTGATCGTCTTGCCGTTTTCGGCGACTACTGACTCGCCGTCCTGCGTTAGCTCGGCGGGATCGTTTGTGTCACGACGGTCTTTGAAGGTCTCTACCTTGAATCCCCAGGCATCCTCCGCATCCTCAGCAGATGGGCTTGTAACGAGCAAAAGTTGTCTGTCAGTACCGTCGCCCTGACCCGCCATTACAACGCGCGTAGCTGTGGGCGCTCCGAAGCCGTAGGAAGTCTTCTCAAGCAGGTCGTTGTCGATGTCCATACGGATCAAGCCAGACTTGTCTGCAGGGGTGTAGATCTGAAGCTCCTTGCGACGAGCTGACACCTGGACGATGTCGAACCCGACTCCACCTTGAGTCGCGATGTCGCTGAGAAGCTTACCAAGCTGGTCGAACCTAGCATTGCCCGTGACAACAGCCCCTTGGTGCGCATTCACAATCTGCAGGGTTAGACCTTCGATGCGTCTACTGTTGTATCCCCATGTAGGGTGTGGGTTGTCAGGATCGTCTGCATACGGATCAGCGATGTTGTATGCCACGTATTGGCGCATGATGTCCTCTGCGACACCAGTACGGATGTCGTTGGAGAACTCCTGCGTCGTGACGTCGTCATTCGTCGGATCTGGCCATGCCAGGGCATCTGCTAGATGCTTGTTGTCGTCAGACCCTGTGATCGTGATCGTTCCGATCGGATCGTCTGTGTCCTGATCCTTGGTGTAGTTGACGACCGAGCCCGTCAGCAGAGGCGTATCGCTGTACGGTCCAGTAACGATGATCCCCCGTCCCGGCTGAGCTAGCTTCTGCGCAGCGTCGATCTCAGCAGGCAGCGTGAGCGACCAAGATCCTACATTGTTGAAGCGCTTGTTCAGCTTCAGGTCGTTCACGTCGTCCATCGAGATCTGCCCGATCTTACCGAGACCAGATCTAATCTCAATTACGATGTCTTCGGGATCCATTAGAAGATGAGCTCTCTGCGCTGATTGAAGTAGACCGAGATCAGGGTGTCTGGCGACGTTCCCTCCATCTCAACCTGAACTGGAGTGTTCCCCTTAGGGATCGAGAACAGCTTCGGAGATGTGCCCAACTCAGTGTATCGGTTTGTACCGTCCTGGTCGACGACTGTCTTGTCCCGAGTGTTGATCGTGATCACGTCGTCGGCCAGAAGAGGACTCTCGAATGTGAATCCGCTCCCATCCGGCAGCTTTGCGCTGAATCCTGCGTCGCCGGGGCCACGTAGAGTCCATACTGGATAGCTCGCCACATCACCCGGATTCTCAAACAGAACGGTTCCGATAGTCTGCGAGGCCGACAGCTGAAGCTTCTCGAGATGCGGAAGCAGGCCGTGCCCCCTGTTAGCAGGACCGATCGAGTATGTGATCTGCGTTTCAGACGTCCAGTATGGGTCGGGAGCCAGAAGACTCAGAGACCAGAGGCTGTGTGTCCGTCCGTCAGTATCCTGCCCGTATACCGGATCTGCACCTCCGGAATAGTGGATCTCCGTATAGAATCGCTCTGCATTGGGATATCTCGCGACGAGACGAGGAGACGTCACGTCGTCCTGCAGCAGTCGTACCAGCTGACGCTGCTTGTCCTCGATGTCCTGTCGATTGTCTCCGATGATGTCAATCGGGAGCGCAATGCTGCGAGCGCCTCGCCGAGTCCTACGCCAGCGCGTACCTCCTGAAGCTCCGTCGCGAGTGATGAGCTTCGTCGGGGACACACCGAATCCAGAACGACCCTCGGCCTTGAAGAAATCCTTCGCGACGACGTTCTGGAGCGGAATGACATCTCCGCCGTTCTCGAATGTCCACTGCAGAGCGTTCTGCGTTGCGAGTGTTACCATCCGGGGACCACCACCTTAGCTCTGCGCATGCTGGAGAAGAGATCTTGCTCCCCGTCAATCTGGCCAGATCCAGGGGCAGCATTGTAAATGATAGTTCTGGAGTTGCCAGATGCGTTCGCTCCGAACACTTGGCTGTTGATGTCGGCCTGGAGCGCTGCTGGAATAGAAGATGTAAGTCCATTCAGGAAGCCAAACATGCTTCCCACTTGCGACTGCATGCCATTGAGTAGGCCTTTCATGATCATCTCACCATTGGGCTGCAGTAGAACCTTGTCAACTGCTTCCGGACCCTTGTTCTTCGGGATCAGGCCGGTGATGTGCCCGAGCTTAGACACAAGACCACCGGTCATCATGTCGAGACCATTGATCAGACCAGTGATGATGTCTTTACCAGCTTGCACAAGCCACGACTTTGCGTCGCTGAAGACACCCTTGATCTCATCCTTCTTCTGCTCGAAGAATTGCCTGATTCCTCCGAATGGATCTTTGATGAAGTTGACGACGTTTGTGAAGATAGTAGAGACCGTATTCTCGATCTCTGCCCAGGAGCCCATCTGATCTTTGACCCACTGGACAACCGGTCCGACGACCTTCTGAATCTGGTCCGACATCCACTTGAATGCCGTAGCGATTCCGGTCGTGGCCGGAATAACAATATTCTGCCATAGCCAAGTGATGACAGCAGCGAACACTGTGATGATCGGGTTCAGTACGTTGTCCCAGGCCCACTGCAAAGCCTTGGCCATTACGATAATTGCGTTCGCAGCAATCTCGAGGGCTCCGGCAAATACCTCAAGTGCTCCAATGAGCAGATTGCCGCCGCCACTGACGAAGAAGTCTAGAAGCCTTCCCAGGAGATCGAGGATGATCTCGGACCGAGACTTCTTCGGACCGCCACCAGATCCTCCACCGCCAGCACCCGCGGCAGGATCTCCGTCGTCTCCCAGCGCCTTCCTGATCGCGTCGCCGATCTTGTCGAACAGATCCTTGAGCTTGTCGATAATAGGGCCGAGCTTCGCCTGAAGATCCTCCCACATTCCGCGGAACTTGTCGACGATTGGCTGGATGCGATCCTGCATGGTCTGGATTGCACCAGAGATTCGGTCTCGCATATTGTCGAACCGATCGACCAGAGGCTGTATGGCCTGCTCGATGCGATCCTTAGCGTCCTGAATCTTACCCTTGAAATCGTCCCATGCCTTACCAGCAGGCTGCAGAGCGTTCTCAACGCCAGTCTTGATATCATCGAACTTCTTGACGAAGGTCCCGATGAAGTCTTCAACAGCCTTTCCGGCATTGATGATCGGGTTGATGAATGAGTTGACATACCAGTCGACTACAGGCTTGATTGCTGTTACAAATCCGTTCCACGCGTCCGCAGAGCCCTTGGCATAGTCGACCATGCCATTCTTGATGTCCTGCCCGCCGTTTTTCAACGGGGTGATGAAGTTGTCTGTATACCAGTCAACAATTGGCTTAAGCGCCTTCTGAAGATTCTGCCAGACAACGCCCATCGCCTTGGTGTCGGCGTCCCAGGCATCTCTGAGGATCTCGATGCCCTTCTTCATGGCAGGAACTACAGTGTTAGTAAACCAGTCCACGATCGGCTGGATCAGCTTCATCAAGTTGTCCCAGAACGGCTTGATGTAGTTGTTGTAGAGATTGTCCCAGACCTTGCCGAAGGCCTGCATCACCTTTGGCATTTCGGAGCCGAACCACTTGCCGACCTGGTTTCCGAACCATTCAATCGCATCTGCGACAATCTGCAGGACCCAGGCTACCCCATTCAGAATAGGAGTCAGTATGGCTGAGAGCAGGTCGATGAATGGCTCGAGAATCTTCATCAAGACGACGATGATGTCCCCGATGACCTGGAACAAGGGCGCCAGAAGAGCCAGAGCCGGAGCCAGTACATCGGCGAGAAGCTCTACGATTATCTGCAGGATCGGAGACAGCGCCTTGAACAGAGCCATGATCGGCGGAAGTAGCGCATCCGCAAGCTCCTTGAAGACCGGCGCAATCTGCTTCGCCAGAGACTTGTACAGATTTGCGAACATCGTCATCAGAGGCTGCAGCGCCTTAGCAATCTGCGTCAGAGCCTTGCCGAAGGCGTCAGCGACCGGGGCGAAGACCTTCTTGAGGTCCTTCCACGAATCCGTCATCGACAGTACGGCTGCGATGACGCCGAGGATGATCGATACGATCGCGATCCAGGGGTTCTCCTTCAGGACGAAGTTCAAAGCAGCCTGAGCCGCAGTGAGTAGCTTGGTAACGCTGGTAGCGATCGCGCCCTCTTTGGAGAAGATGCGAGTCGTTCCGGTAAGGATCATGAATGCTGTGTTCAGCTCTGCGATCCCACCGACGACTCGTCCTGCGATGCCGAGGAAGAGCAGGAGGGCTCCGCCTGCCAGGCCAACGACAGATGCAGTGGTAACAAACCAGGATGGGAGCTCGAGAATTGCTCCGACAACATCGTTGATCCAGTTGACCATGTTCTGGAGAACCGGAATGAATGCCTCTCCGATACCGATTTGGAGAGTCTCGATCGATCCCTTGAGTTGCTCGGTAGCACCTGCAAGGTTGTCCATTCGAGTCTTGGCGACGTCAGCAGCCGAGACCTTCCCCATGGACGCAGCCATCTTGTCGAACCCCGCCGCGCCCTGCTCGGATAGGATTGCTGCGCCTCGAATTGCGTCCTGTCCGAACAGGACAGTCAGTGTCGCTTGCTTCTGCTGATCGGTCATGCCAGCAAGAGAGTCCTGCAGAACCTGCGAAACGTCCGCCAGAGACCTAAGAGAGCCGTTCTGATCGTAGAACCTGTTGGTGCCGTCCTCAGTAACGATACCAAGCTTTTTCATCAGGTCTGCAGCTTCCTTCGTCTGAGGATTCAGACGCTGGAGCATGGACTTGAGGGAAGTACCGGCATCGGAGCCTACGATGCCAGCGTTGCCCATCAGGGCGATCGCCGTAGCCGTGTCTCCGAAGGATGCACCGGCGAGTTTGGCCACAGCCCCGACCTGCGACAACGAGTAGCCGAACTGACTAACGTCGATAGCCGATGCATTGGCAGCGCCCGCAATCAGATCCGCAACGTGCGGTAGATCGCTAGCCGACAGCTTGAACTGGTTCATCGCGTTGGACGCGATGGTCGCAGCCTCCGGCAGGTCAACTCCACCTGCAGCTGCGAGGGCGACGGTGGCATCGGCCGCGCCGTTGAGGATATCGGGGATCGATACGCCAGCCTTGGCCAGCTCGGACATCGCCTGCGCAGCCTCGGAAGCCGAGAATGCTGTGTCCTTGCCGATCCGAAGTGCAGCCTTGTTGATCAGATCCATCTGATCTGCGGTAGCGCCAGATACCGCCTGGATGCCAGACAGCTCCTTCTGGAAGTCAGAAGCCGTCTTAACAGCCAGCGCGAATCCGGCGACTATCGCACCACCCGCGACTGCAGAGGTGTTACTTACCTTGCGAAGAGCTGCAGAGGTGTCGTCTCCGGTCTTAGCAGCTTTCTTTCCGAACTTATCGATTTCTTCACTGGTACCATCTAGACCGCTGGTGTCACCATCGATGATAACAGTACCGCGAGCGGTACCCAGGTCACCGCCCGCCATCGTGGGCTCCTATCCCTTGCGCTGTCGGATTGCTGACATCGGATCGCGAAAGCGTCCGCGAATCTGCGTCGGATCGTCCATGCAGGTGAGCCACCGATTCAGCTCTCGAGCTATCTTCTGGTCGGCTTCTTTCTGCTTTTTGGCAGCCCTTGAGACTAATTGGAGTTTGTTCGACAGAGCGTTCCCGAAGGTCAACACGGCTCTGTCGAAACACCACGCCTCTACCTCGTCATCAAGTTGATACAGATCGCTAGGACGGATCCGCAGCTGATTCGCCATCTGGTACGTTTGCCAGAGCTGCCTCGGATTCCTCACGAAATCGATTGAGGTCTTCTGAACCTCCCATGGCGAAGTTCATGATGAAGCCCTTGTCCTCATCACTGACCCAGTCGATGTATGCCACGTCGTCGCGGCGATCTTCGTCGTCGATGACAGGGATGGTCTTCCCGTCGTCGTCGAGGATGGGCTTGAGGTCGTCGTCGAGCTTGATCGGATCGTAGAGCTTCGGGTCAGACACGACATACTTGACGACACGGTCCATCATGTCGGTCACGTCGCGAAGCTTCTGTGGGTCGCGGGCGATCTCCTTGACCATGTCGGAGTTGACGACTGGCTTGCCTTCGGCCTTGGGGATGACTTCACCCTGCACGATGGCCGTCAGCTGATCGAACGACTCCAGAATTCCAGCCTTGATTAGCCCCTGCAGACCGGGGCGCTTGAGCTCGACCTGGTTGCCGGAGGGGACGGTCACGGTGAAGGTCTGCTTCTTGCCGAAGCCGTTGGGCTTCTTCTTGTGGTCCTGGGGGACCTTGCTCTTCTTGCCTGAGGTCGTAGCGGGCATCCTTGTGCTCCTTTTCTATCGCTACTTGTGGATGTTACTAGGTGCCGGGGTTCGGCTCGACGAACGCCGTCGCGACATCGTTCGAGACGAAGTCGTAGAGGTTGTCGTTCGCGTCGCCGATTCCGACGCCCTTGGCAGACGTGAGGAAGAAGTCACCATCGGTGAACTCACCGCTCAGGTCGTCGGTGCACTTGCACTTGTAGAGGATGCAGTGCACGTCTCCGCCGGAGTCGGAGATCGCCTGCCCCTCTGCGCGGAAGTACGGGCGCTGGTCGGTCGACTTCTTGGAGTAGACGCGCTTGCCAGTACCCTCGGTTCCCGTCGACGTCACAGTACCACCGGCCATCACCTTGAAGGCTGCGAACGGGATACCACCCGACTCGAACTCGAACTCGACGGTCGGACCCGAACCGTGCTGCGCGACCGTGCGGTCGTCACCACGAAGCTCGCTGAAGTCTTCCTTCTCCGTCCAGGACAGCGTCCTGGCGTAGGGGAGGTCGACCGAAACGGTGTCCAGGATCGTCCCAGCCGCGTCCGTGTAGGGAGTCAGCTTGATGTCGCGGATGCCATACGGCAGATCTGCATCAGGCATTGATGTTCCTTTCAGGATTCTTGAACTGGATTGTCTTGATCATCTCGCCCGTTTCGAGGTCGAACCGGTGCAAGACGACCGTTCCTCGCCGAGCCCCGCAGAACCTACTGTCGCACTTGACCTCGAGATATTCCCCAGGCGAGAGGACTGCATGCTTCTTCGAGCCACAGCGAAGATCGTGGGGCATCAGACGGCCTTGAACTCCGGCAGCCTGAGCAGAGCCGTGACGGTCTCGGCGCTCAGATCGGTCTTCGCGACGGTCTTGCCGTTGCTGCGATCCCAGACGACGTCATCCTCGCTCTGCAGAGTGTTGGCTCCGAGAGTGCGCAGGTCCTCAGCCGTCAGAACTCGCACGTCGTACGGGCCGACATACTTGATGCCGGTGATCTTCGAGAAGTCCACCGACTCCTCCGTCTTCGCAGGAGCGTTGACGTCTCCCGCGTCGTTCGGGACGACGGTGCCCGTCCCTGGCTCCGGGCTGCCCGCAGCCGCCGGAGCGTCTGTGCCGACAGCCTCACCAGGGGTGCTCGTGTCGGTCTTGGTATTGGCCACGATGGGCTCTCCTTTCGTGTTGGTATTCACGCAGGAGAAGTCTACCGGATCACAAGCCCGTCGCGATGGCTGCAAACCGCCAGGGGATCACGACGGCATTGTAGCCCTCGTCGAATAGATCAGAGCCCTGTCCATATCCTGTCTCAGAATCGGTTATCTGAGAAATGCAGCCACTCTTCGTCAACATTGGAGTTGTCGTGCTGTCTGTTAGAAGACTGGCAGCCTCCTTGAGGATCGCCTCAATGCGAGTGTAGTCTCCGTCGTCATCATAGCCCCACAATTCGAATGGGCGCTTGCTCACGGGTCCTACTTTCCCTGCGACATCGAGCCAGCGAATCACGATGAATGGTCGGAATGTCGGAGATGACGCTGTATCAGCTTGCAGAACAGCATCCTCCGGAAGACCGAGAGTCAGAAGATTCTCGTGGTTGTTCAAGAAATACGAGATCCGCTCTCGAGTAGTTAGAGTTTTAGGGTTGATGTCGTCAGCCATCAGAGCATTCCTCCTTTGAACATCCGGTCAAGAACTTCGGTTGCATCAGACCAGTATTCTGGAGCGATTTGCTTGAGCGTGGGACGAATGATTCCCCATTTACCGCCCCATCGAATCTCGAGCCAGATGCCATAGGTGACTTGGTGATAGAGCGTGAACTCGAAGTGCCAGTTGCTAGCGGATCGATTGTTCGCCTGCGCAGCCAACCCTGACCTTGCGTTGCCCGTGCGGTCTCGCCAGCGCGCCTGAACACGAGCCAGCTCTTCAGACCGTCGAGCATGGTAGGTGGTAATGCGTGCCAGATACGCCTTACCCTTCTGGGGGCCATCCTTGAGGCTCGGTCTGATCTGGTCGTAGTTCCACCGGAATCCGAATTTGGTTGACGGCATCAGTCGCCATCCTCCACGACCACAGCTCGGACCTCGTAGATGTTGCTGCGAACGATGTCAGCAACGCGCCACTGGCGCCCGTCCTCGCTCTCCCAGTGGTCGTCCTTGGCCACAATGACTCCGGGGTCTCCCAGAAGCCAAAACGCCACCTCTCGCAGCGTACCATCCTGAAGCTTGACCTGGGGAGGAGTCTTCTCTGTTCCGGTCTCGATGATCCGGAATGTCTGAGGAACACGGGGCGCACCGTCAGCCTTGCGATAGCCTCCGGCCGGAGTCCGCTCCTTAACGACCGGTATAAGCGTCACTACAGTTGGCTTGCATGAGATGAACTCGTTGGTGAGATAGGTCTGGATCTCAAGCTCGACATCGTCCATCAGACCCTTGTCGCCTTCCTTGACCTAGGAGAGGTGTATTCCGTAGGATTCTCCGCCTCGCTCTTGCTGTTGAACTTGTCTGCGAGAGTGGAATACTGCGTGAATACCTGTGACATCTTCCTCTGCGATCCGCCCTCGGAGATGTCCACGAGCTTCGCTACTGAAGCTGCCTTCGCCTCCCAGACCTGGCCCGCAGCCGAGTCCATCCCGTACTGGTCGATGAGATTGGACAAGAAGTCGTCTGTGTACGGATCCACATTCTGGGGCTCCTGGATCTTCTGACGCAGGAGTGCGATTTCGGTAGGGGTGGCCACTGCAGTTCCTCCTAGATGTGAAGAGACCCCGGCAGACATTTCCACCGGGGTCTCTGCCGAGAGAAAGTCTACTCGGCGTCCTCGTCTTCGACCTCGTCGTCTGCCTCGAGAGCGGCGACCAGGTCAGCCTTCTTGTCCGACTCGGGGACGATCATGGCGTCCTCCTCGCGACCCTCGTTGCGTGCGTCGATCTCAGCCTTGAGCTTGGGGATCGTGAGATCGTTGTAGTCGATCTCGTCGTCTTCGTCGTCCTCTGGGTCCTCCGAAGCGTCTGACTCTCCCTCCGACCCCGGCCACTGGATCTCGAGACCCTGGAGCTCGGCGTCGCGGATCAACCAGGGTCGGCTGCGAAGGTAAGCCGCCTCGTCCTCGTCCAGGGGCTTGGTCAGGTCGACATTCCTCGACATGATGCCTTCTTTCCTTGGGTTGAGAGAGGGGCAGGACACCAAGGAACCCTGCCCCTCTCAGCTGACTCAGTACAGGTACTGCGTCGGCGGAGTGTACGAGCCGGATGCCTTGATCTGCATCACGGCCGAGCCACCGCGCTGACGCACGCCCGTACCGAAGGAGTGGATGTAGAACGAGTCGGTCAGCGGATAGTCGTTGTCCGGACCCTTGACGAGCTTCAGACCGCGCAGAGACGCGTTCTGCGGCTCACGGAGACCCACCGGGTTCTGGAGGGCGTCACGCCCGCCGGTGCCGATGATCGTCACGTACGACGGCGGGAAGTTGTCATCTTCGATGATCAGCGCCTCGCCGTACGATCCGATGACGTTCAGCCCCTTGTAGAACGAGGCTGGCTGACCGCCCGACACCGTCTGACCGGGATCGAGGATGAGAGCCGTTGCCTCAGCTGCACTCGGGATGAAGTCGTAGGTATCGCCGTCGGCGATCCTGAACGACCGGATGACCTTGCCCTCGCGACTGTTGACCGCGATGACCTGCTGCACGCCGTTGACACGGCTGTAGCCGTGCTCAGTGAGCTGCTGCATCAGGGCGTCCAGGTCTCCGCTGTCGATGGTCGCCGCGCCACTGATCGTGTAGTGCGTGTGCGAACCGTCGAACGTGTTCGACTTGTACGTCGGAGGAACGGTGCCGTCTCCATTGTACAGGCCGTAGACCGTGTAGGGCTGCTCGTTGATGTTCGTGGTACGGTTCGTGTTGCCGGCGTAGAGAGCCCGCATCACGGCCTCGAACAGGTTCTGGTTGTCGGCCTCGATCACGGAGCTGTGGAGCGCTTCCACCTGAGCAGCCGTCGCGTTGGCGAGGTACTTCCAGGTGTAGCGAACCGCGATGTCGTAGTCGACGAGGTCGTAACCCAGCCAGAACGACGTCGGCTGCTGCCGAATGCCGCGAGGCTCGCCGTACTCGGTCTGGCGCTCGAACTTCGAGCCGCTGAGCTGAGTCACCTGATCGAACGGCTGCTGAACCGGGAAGGTCAGGAACTGAACGATGGTGGTGCGCTCGGCATTCTGCAGCGCGAGGGTTGCCTGGAACTCCGCCCACATCCGGTTGTAGTCCACGCCGTCGATCGACTGCGTGACCAGAACGTCGGACTGCTGGTTGTAGCCGTGGGAGTCTGCACCGTGCAGATCGGTCACGAATCCGAACGACTCGAGGTCGAGCATCTTGTAACCGAGGATCGGGCGCTGGGCGCGAGCGAGCTGGGAGATGGTCTTGAAGTTTTCCATGATCTTCTTCCTTAGCTCGCCGGAACGACCTGACCGGCAAAACCGGAGAGGACGAGTCGGTCTGCCTCGACGGTGTAGCCCGCATACACGAGCCCCGCAGCCGAGGTCTGGGTGAGGGTCCCGTCTGCCGCCAGCCAGGTCTTCTTGCCAGCAGCGAGACCTTCGATGTCGACGATGTCGCCGAGCTTGAAGATGTCGATCTGCTGACCGGCCTTGTTGAGGTACGGGTTCGGGATGGTGACGCCGATGGTTCCCGTCTGGGAGCCCGCAGCGCCGGAGCCGACAACCGCCTGGCCGCTCGCGTTCAAGCCCACGGCGACGACGGTGTCCAGGAGCTCGTCCGGGATGTCGGCGCTGAGGACTGCGCGAACGACACCGATGGTGGAGTCGACGTGATCGGCTCTTGCACTCATTGGGTGCCTTTCTTGTTAGGAGTACTTACCGGCGGAGACCGGGGTACTTGCTCTGCAGTCTTGCTTTCTGTGCTTGGGCTTCCTTGTCGGACTGGCTGCCGGAGCGCTGTGATCCGGGGGCATCCCCGGTCTTGCGCTTCGGCTTCTCGTCCTTCTCAGACTTCCCTTGCGAATCGTCGGCGAGAAGCCACGGCGAGTTGGCTGCCAGCCTGTCGAGCGCGTCCTGAAGACCGTGGACCTGCCCGGTCTTGTCGTCCAGCTCCACCTTCGACAGGTCGGCCAGCTTGAGGGCTGCCTCGTTATCCCGCCACTTGTGAGAGTTGGACTTCAGGAAGGCGTTCTCCAGCGCGAGATCGCTGTTCTTGACCTTGAGGTCGGCGTTCTCCCGTTCGAGTCTGACCAAGTTCTGCTTGGTCTCGTCATCGGTAGTGCCATCCTTCTTGAGCCGAGCGATCTCTGCTTCTGCAGCCTCCAGCTTCGTCTCGGCCTCCTTGCGGAGGTCGTAGTGCCGCTGCCTCTCCTCCTCGAGGCCCGCGATCCGACGATCCTTGGCATCCGGGGTGCCCGCAGAGCCACCCGAACCCTTCTTGTCGCCGTCATCACCGCCTCCAGCATCGTCGTCCGACTTGTCGTCGTCGTCGCTGCCGTTCTGCTGACTCTGCTGGCTCGACTTGTCGTCGTCATCGTCGTCAGCGCCGACCAGTCGCAGCTCAGCTGCCGGTCGATTCAGAAGCTCGTTCAGGCTCAACCTGTACGTGCAGTTCATCATTTGGATGAATCCTTTCCTTGGTGAGGAAACTCTACCTTGTTTGGGAGTTTTACCGCTGGAAGGAGTCTTCCCAATCCTCGTCGTCGTACTTGCCAGATAGCAGATTGTCGATGAATTCGCTCCTCGACGGAAGATGCGGAGTGATGAAGCAAAAGCACAACGGGTGCGGCTTCTCTGGAACGAAGTTCACGTCGTATGGTGATTCGTCCTTCAGATCATCGCACTCGTCGCCTTCGGGGTGGCTACTAGATAGGTTCCAGTCCACCTCCTCTACAATTCCGCTGCGCTGATAGCGATCTACGGTTGTGGCATGGAATGCATTGTTGATCTCGGTCCTGGCGAGCCGCTTGGCGGCGTAGCTCGCTCCGCCGGGAGTATTCGGAGATATAAACTGTCGCACGCTCTTAGCGAGTTGCGCAGCAGTGTATCCACGAGCAATTCCAATATTTATCTGCTGGTCTACCCATCCATTCGTCAGTGACTTGGTCGAATAGACCTGCTGCGACAGCGGGCGGTACGAGCTTGATATACGAGCGAGGACATTCTCGACTCGTGCGACAGAGGCCTGCGCCAGTCCGTCGGCATACTCGCGCATCTCGCTCGGCGTCATGCCTACCGACAACAGCACATTCTCGTACTTCGAGACAACCTGGCTCGCAGCTGCAGCCCCGTCTCGCCTGCCCGCAGCTACGGCCTGTTGGATGTCCGACCAGTCCTGGTTCAGATGCGCCTTGATCGAGACGCGAGCCGCCTCCAGCTGAGCGCGACTGAGCGGCTCTCCGCTCGGACCGAGCTTGCGTATGTCAGACTCAAGAGACTGTGCCGCACCCAGCAGGATGCTGTTGATGTAGGAGATCCACTTGTTCTCAGCCTTGAGAGACTGGTAGAGGGTGTATCTACGCTCCGGTGGCAGCCGAGCCATCGCCGGTCTCGCTCGTGTTGTTCAGCTCGGTATTGGCTCGGTTCGTGAACGGGTCCAGAGCAGCCATCTTCGCGCTCTGTGCCGCGATCGCATCCGCAAGCTCCTTCTCCGTCAGGTCGTAGCCGAGCTTCTCGTTGATCATGCGATGGACTGCGGACAGCGGGAGGATGCCCGACTCTAGGCCGGTCGTCATCTCGGTCCAGAACTCTGCACGGTCGAACGGAAGTCGGTCGCGACTTGTGCCAGACGAGACGATCACATCACCGAAGTTCAGGCCCTCGAACGCTGGGAACCACATCGTCTGCAGATCATGGAACATCTGCGTGAGGACGCCGTTGATCTCCTGGTCCTTGAGATCCGCCTCATCAAACAGAGGCTGCATACGGATCGCCAGGGCGACACCCGACTCCGTCACTGCTCCGCGCGAGCCGAGAGCGATGTCGTTGATGCCGTTGGTTCCGTAGGCCTGCTCCTCCAGATAGTCCACGTGCGTCTGGGACGGCTCGACCGAAGTGATTCCCGCCAGCCGCTTGAAGGAGCGACCCTGGGAGACCTCGATGACCTGCGTCGGACCGATCTCCCATGTCGTCGGAGCTCCGGTGTCCACATCGACAGGAGCGCCAGAGTCCGTGACATACATGCCCAGACCGGCCATAGCCAGAGACAGATCCTCGTCCGAGATCGTCTGATTGATGCCAGCGAGGATCGACTCCAGGCCTGCCAGATCACTCACGCCGAACGGGTTCGCAGTCTCTGCGTTGTTCCGGATGTGGTAGATCGGCAGAGCCGATACGCCCTCGATGACAGTCAGCGGAGTGATGGTGCTGAGGACCTTCTTCTTGGCTGGGTCCTGCCAGTCCTTCAGGTCGTACAGCTCCGACATGTAGTAGATCGGGAAGCCCTCGTCCGGAATCGTCTTCGACCCGTAGTTCGGGTGCAGAGGATCTGTGTACTTGACGTATGTCTGGATCTTCAGGATGACAGTCTTGCCGTCGTCGGCGAGCGTCTCCTCCACGATCTGCTGTCCCGTGACCCTGTCGACGTCGTTGGCATCGTTGTTCATCGGGAAGTACGTCCTCGGATCGATGCACTTCACAGAAATGCGCTGGCCCTCCGGCTTGGACTCGTCTGCGAAGATGTACCACAGCCAGTCTCCTCGGCGTAGCCATTCCTTCTTGCCAGACGAGAACTGAGATCCGAGATTCTCTCGAGAGTAGAGATTGCCGAACGCTGTGCGGGCGTTCAGAATGTCGTTGTCTCCATCGGTGTCTTCGTTGGGATCCTTGGAAGGACCTGGAGTAACCTCGTATCCCCAGTCCTTGCCGACGTAGCGTGCCAGAGTGTTGACGATGCGCTTGGCCGTGGGGACGTAGATCGGCTTGTCGTCTGCGCCGCGCAGCAGCAGCGACGTGTCCGGCCGGTTCGCATACAGATCGTCGTACAGATCGTAGGAAGCAAGACGCTGTGCATTGTACTCATCGACCCAGGATGGCATCGCTGCAAGGAAGAAGGGCACAGCCGTTGCATACGGTGTGATAACGGTCGTGTCGGCCATGTGTCAATCCTACCCTTGGATCTCAATTGTTACCGGTAGCTCCTGGACTCCATCCCAGTAGCTCAGCTGTCCTTCAATCTCGTTCGTCCCGTCCCAGACATAGGTGTGAAGGCCAGCATTGATAACGTGGACAGAAAGAGAGTCAGTGATGCTGACCGCGTCGGAAATCGATCTCGGCATCGTCGTTGTGAATCCGACCTCGTCCGATATTCCGATATCGTCGTCCAGCGAACGTGGCATCTGCGCATCCACCAACAGGATGTCAGCGATATCGATATCATCTGACAGCGTCCTGTCGGCGACCTGAACGAATCCGACATCGTCTGTAATCCCGATTTCGTCTTCCGAAGAGACCGTACCGACCGAGGATACCTGGAGGTCGAGGTCGTCTGTGATACCGATCGCGTCTGAGAACGACCTCTGCAGCGACGTCGAGGACGAGAAGTTGTCCGTAATACCAACCGGATCAGCGACGCTACGCGGCTGCGTAACGGCCGAAGACAGCGCGTCGGTGATTCCTACTGGGTCAGATATCGTTCTGCTGGCAGAAACCGACGTAGTGAGCGCGTCGGTGATGCCCACGGCGTCAGACGGCGCTGGGGAGTAGGTTTTGCTCCCCGCGACTGGAGTCTGCGCCAGGTAGCGCATCGTGTCGTTGTCTGCCACGCCGGAAGACCAGCGCACGTCGTTGACCGCAGCCTGGTTGTTCTTCGTGTCCGTGCCGCCTGCGTAGAACAGCTGCACCGCGCCCAGATTCGTGCTGCCGGTTCGCGTCTTCTTGACGACCAGTTCACCGTCCACGTACAGGCTGATGCTGCTCGTATCGATCACCGCGCCGATGTGCGTCCACACGCCTGTCGTGGCCTTCGGATACTCGATGGTGTCCGTTGTCGTGCCACCGGTGTCTTTGATCTCCAGCTGGAGGCTCGCCACGCTAGGTCGATAGATGGTCGCGTATGTCGTGCTGCTGTGGTCGCTCTTGACCTCCAGCAGGTCGCCGCTGCCCGTATACGTCACGGCGTTCACGTTCGCCATCATCGTCAGCGTCTGGCTTCCGCTGATGACCGTGGTGCCCTCCAGCTTCACTGCCGGGTTCGTGCTGTTGCCAGCGGCAGCCTTCGAGTGCGGAGCAAGTCCCGTCACCCAGCCGTCGCTCGCGGCCGTCCCGGTGTGGCCGTTGCCCGACGAGTCAGCGACCGTCGTTCCGGTGCCCTCGTCCGCTGCCCACTCGATAGCCCACGTCGGCTCCGTCACCGTTGCCGTGTGGCCCAGTGGCGTGTGCATCGCCGTCTTCACGTCGGACTGGCTCGGCGTGGTGTTGAGCAGCTGCGCGTCGAAGTACAGCCCCGGCGAGCCTCCGCTGCTGCCGATGCTCCCGCCCAGGCTGAAACTCGTCAGGTTCCCCATCGTGCTGCCCGCGCTGCGGGTCAGCGTCGCCGCGACCTGTGCGTTCATGTAGAGGACGACGCTCGTGGCCGACAGCGCGATGGCGTAATGCACCCACGTCCCCACCGGCACCGGCACGAGCGCCGACTCCTGGTAGCCCGCGCTGTCCTGGAGGTAGAGCCGCAGGTGGCCGCTGTCGCCCCAGTAGATGCCGACGTAGCTGCTCTCGTCGGACTCCTTCAACGTGATGATGTCGGGGTTCCCGCTCGGGGTCGAGAGGTTCGCCCACATCATGATGCCGAGCGCGCTCGGTGCATTCAGCCCCAAGTCGCCCGACAGCCCGCAGGCATACGTACTGCCGTCGCCCTTCGCACTGAAGCCGGTGTTGTGCGGCTCGCCCCAGCCGTGCACCGTCATGGTGCGGCCGTTGCCGCTCAGGTCGGGCGTCGTCGTGCCCGTGCCCGGACTGAAGTTCCAGGCTCCTAGGACGCTCACGGTCGCCTCCCTCTGGCGTCAGAGATCAGGAACCGGCCAGCGTGTGTGTCCAGGTGGCCACCAGAGTGTCGGAGGCGAGCTTCTGCGGAATGGTCGTCACGACGACGCGGGCGATGGTGTTCGCGGCGGCGGTCGCAGTGTCCGTGGCGATGGTGTCGTTGACGAGCACGACCTCCTGGATCGCCGAAGCTGACGTGCCCTCTCCCGGGGAATAGGTGCACTTGTACTGAACAACGCCTCCAGCCGCCTGCGGATAGCTGGAATCGAGGGCGTGGTTGCCACCTGTCAGCTTCGTGACGAGGGCTGCTCCCGCCCCGGTCTTGCTTGCCGCAGTGGACCCGGTGCCGAGTCGCATGCCGGTCGGCGCTGCCGGAGCAGAGCCAACGCCCGCTCCACGAGCCGCGTACATCTGGTCTCCGACCGCCGTCACGAGGTTGTGCACGGTTTCTTCGGCCTTGAGCTTGCCGTCCTTGTCGAAGAGCTCGATGTGCACGGTGCCCTTGATGCTGAGTGCTTCTTGCGTTTTCACTGTCTGCTCCTTATGCAGTCCGGATGATGAGTGCGCCTGCGGGAGTTCCGTCTGGAACAGGGTCGCTGGGTCCGAGGACGATGATTGGTGTGCCGTTGGTCCCGGGATCACCTTTGTCGCCCTTGACAAAGACCTGATTCCCCGAAACCGGGACCAACGGAGTGAATGCTGTGAGATCTGTCTCTGTAGCTGGAGTTCCGTCGTACGGACGCACGTCGAAGTTCCATCCGGTCAGCACGACCGGAGTGCCGTCGGTGAGCGTCAGCTGCCAGGCGACGGACCACTGCCATCCGAGCGATGCACCGGCCTCGTCCAGATTCGCAGTCAGCGGAACTCCGTTGTCTCCTCTGTACTGGAGGACGCCAGCTGTCACGTCGGCTGTGATTTTCTGAGGGATGTAGATCGTGTTGTTCGCAACGAACCGAGCCCTGTTGCCCGAGAACACTGCGTGGCCGATGAGGGGCTCCGCGTCCGGGTTGAGTCCGGTGTCCGCAGAGTCTCCGACGGCTGCGCTCAGCTGTGCAACGACAAGCCCGAATGGCAGTGGTACGTCAGCCATGCCTACTTGCCTCGCTTCCAGAACGGCTTGCGCTTGGGACGATTGCCCTTGAGCCGCCGATCGCGGCGAGTGCCCTTGCTAGGCTTACCACCCATGATGCACTCCTGGAGTTAGTGAACGGATATCCGAGAGCAACTCTACCGTGAGCGAGTCTTGACACGCGCTCTGGCTACTCGCGCAGCCGCCTTGGGGCCGTATTTCTGGCCGAAGTGTCCCATGAAGAATCGACCCAGAGCCTCGGGGGTGTGGTCGTCGACCTTGAGCGGCTCCTCAGAGTCCGCCTGCGACTCCTCGCGCTTGTTCTCCGGATAACGGTAGTCCTGCATCTCCTGGATCAGATGCTCACACGAGCGATCTATCATTAGCTTCGGAGCCATCGTCGGCTGGTTCTGCAGGTCTGGAACGAATGCATCACCAGTCACCAGCTGCGACTTGAGCCAGCGACGGATCAGGTCGATACGATCCTTGCGCTCGCCTCCGGTACCACCCATGACCTCGACCTGCCAGTGCTTGGCCAGAGTGTTAGCCGTGCCGGGGTCTGCTGGATCGGGATAGATCTTCCGCGCCACACGTGCCAGCGACCCGAGCTTGTGGTGCTCGAGAACGTCCTGTGCAAACTCCTCCGGGATGCGATGGCGCTCGTAGTACTCGGCCAGCACCCAGACGTTGTCCCACATGTCCACTTGCAGGAACAGGGCAACGTTGGGGTTCGTGAATCCGGCGTCCTCTGCGATGTAGACCGGCCAGCGCGGATTGTACTGGAAGTCGCCGACGTGCGTCTCAATGGAGAAGTCCTTGAAGACTCGCCCGACGAACTCTGTGAAGTCCGCCTCGATCTCCTGCTTGAACTTCTCGGCCGACATGTCGGCGCGCATCTCCTCGATCTCGGGGTCTGTCTCGCCTTCTGGGAACACGATGTCGTTCGTCCAGGACGGTCTCCGAATCGAGTACCACTCACTGTCGCCTTTGAGCGTGGACTGTCCGCGCTGGTACAGATCGTAGAACCAGTTCTTGCCCTCTGGAGTCGACGTGAGCAGAGCCCAGCTGCCCTCGCGTGCGAAGTCTGCCAGGGTCGGGCGGATGTACTTAGTCCACACGATCGGCTTGAGCTTGGCAGCCTCGGCCAGGATCACGCCTCGCAGACCTTCACCGACCAGCGTCTGTGGATACTTCGCGGACTTGGCATGGACAAGGAACCGCCCTCCGAACAGCGAGATGTCCATGTCCCCGCCGCCCTCGGAGTAGTAGGTGCCAGGCCTGTCGAACTCCACACCGAGCCGAGTCAGGTCGTCGTAGACAACACGAAACTCCTTCTCGGCGTCGGAGTACTCCGGTCCGACGATCCAGTACTCGTGGCGCTTGCCCTTGGGAGACAGCTGTCCACGCTGCCCATACGCCTCGAACGCTGCGACGGTCAGCTCGTGCCCGCCGACCTGTGACTTGCCGAAGCGTCGTCCGCAGCTCGCCAGCCGGAAGCGGTGGCTGAGTCCGGCGATGTGGATCGGGATCTGTCCGGCGTGCGGCTTGTACTCGACATCCTCGAAGATGCCGTTGATGTCGAGCGTCTCGACCTGAACTGCTACATCAGTCACGGAACAGCACCTTGTCTCGCATGATCTCTATCAGGCCGCGCTTCTCGACAAACGTGATGTCTGCGTCAAAGTGGATCCCCACTGCTGACATGTCGCTCTGCTCGAGGGCTACGGACGTCTTGTGCAGGACAACGGCCCAGTGCATCACATACTCACCAGGATCGACCACCTCAGAGAACGCCTTCAGTGCACGTTCGAACTCTTCCCTGGCCGCGTTGTATCGCGCCATGTACTTGGCGTTGTAGTTACCGTCTTCGTCCAGGTCCTCTGGTCTGGCTGTCACAGGTCGTCCTCCTCTCCGAGATTCAGCTCCTGCATCTCGCACACCCAGTCGACTCCCTCGCTCAGGAGCCCCTTCATGGCGTGCGGGGGCATGTTGACCGGCTCTGTCTCGACGATGTACCCTGCGGCCGAGGCCTCGGACAGATTGCCGAAGTTGGCGACCAGGGCCCAGCACGACACGTAGTCTCCGGAGTCTCCGTCGTTGCGGTATGCCCACCATGCCTGGAAGTACTCCTCGATCTTCTGAGACAGCTCATCGTGCATCTTCTGCAGATGTTCGGGTATCTGAGTCATCGTTTCCGTCCGTTCCAGTGCCGCATGGGTTGGGGTATCTGCCTCTGTGCAAGGTGCTTGGCCTGGCGACGGCTGTTCCGCCAGAGCACGAGGAGTCGCTTCACCGGCGTCCTCTCGGCTGCGGGTTGAAGCGGGGCGTCGCAGGGCGGGGCGACGCAGCGCCGAGCGTCCGAGCTACGTCGAGCAGAGTACCAGCCAGCTCCTGCTGATCGAGCCCTTGGGCCTCGACGATCAGCATCGCCTCGCTCGACTCCATGTCGCCCTCGAAGAAGATGTGCACATCGGGCACACCGTCAGGATTCAGTCTCGCCTGGAGTTTCACGATACACCTTCTTGATTCGCGTCTCGAACTTCTGTTCCCAGCTCTTGATCTCGGCCTTGAGCTCGACCGTCTCGGGCACCTTGCCAAGGTTGCGCTCCAGGACAAGCTTTGCAGCTTGCACCTTGGCGTTGTCACCGGGCTGAGGATGCGGCTTGTTCATGACCTCGATGAGCGTCCTGAGCGCCGGGAGCACGAGCGAGGCCATCTCAGCCTGGATGAGCTCCTTCTGCTTGGTGGCGAGAGCCGTAGCGAACTTGCGCGGAACGTACATCGGCGGTCTGCCAGAGAAGTCACCCTTGGCATTCCTCAGTTGACCGCGCATGATCTCTTCCTCGTCGAGATCGTCGATCGTGATTGTGCCGTCCATGAACTGCTGGTATCGGTTGTTCACTGTGATGCGCTGAGGCTTGTGCTTGCGCTCTGCAGCACGTCGCTGCGCGTCAGTACGAGGGACGAGCTTGCCCATCAGATCTCCTGTGTCGCGAGGGGAGTATCGATAAGTCCTGAAGTGGACAAACGAACTCCATCGTGGTTGTAGTATGTAAGAGTGCCAGTAGGGACGTGGTGGATACACCCTGTCTCGACCAGCCATGTCGGGAATGCCTCGATATCGAGTTCGCTCGGCTCGACACCACCGAAGTGCGTGTGCCAGAGCATGACCGGCCTACCACGCTCCTTGTTCCGTAACAGGGCAAAGTGCACCTCTGTTCCGTCGATGTCGAACCGGACACGAGCCACAGCAATATCAGCCGTGTTCGACAGCTCCTCCACGTGCCCATCGGCCCAGGTCAGAGCAACAACCTCTCGTCCGATCACAGCCGACTTGATAACGAGATTCTCCAGTGCACGCTCCATAACCGTCTGAGGTCCAGCGCCACGCGGCCGACCGAAGATCATTGTGTCTCTCCGAAGTCGTCACCGCTCATCTCTGCAGAGTATCCGTTGGTCTTGTCTTTCATCTCTGCGATTGCCCGCACGTCCGGCTCAAAGTCTCCGGCGCTCCGCGTTCCGACTCCGTCCGTCTTCTGCACGACACGCGGAGTCGTCATGGAAGGCATGTCCCGCTTCATCGCCATGGCCGTGATGCGACGGCGATCCCCCGGAGTGAGTGGAATCGAGCTACCGTCCGGACGACGTTGCGGAGAGCCGGGACCTCCGCCGAACTCGCTGTGAGCCTTCGACCGCACCATTGTTCACTCCTTCGATTCGAGCGAGATGCCCGAGTCACGAGCCACCTCTTCCACGCCGCGCCGTCGCAGCACCTTCAACTCTCCCTCGAACACCTCCCGCAGCCGTGCCCGCTGTTCCTCGTGTACGACGGCATACGCCCTCCGCTCGGCCACGCGCCGCAGTACCGGCTCCACGTCGACTCCGCCGAACAGCGGCTCGTCATCCGACCTGACAGGCCGACCGCTACGCCGGTGCCGCGTACGGAACATTTGCTCGTAGGTGGATGCAGAACTCAAGTTGTTTTTCGCCATACCCCAATTCTACGGTCTGCATGCGAAATTTGGATTAAACAACACAGACTCGCCTTCGCGCAAAAACTCCTTCTATACATTCTCCTCTCTAACTCTCTATCTCATCTCTCTCAGTTACTGTCCTATCCCCTACTCCGGGCCTCCCGACTGATCGCCGAGCCGAACGACCTCCGCCGACCTGCCCATGCGCAACACACGCCACAATCCCCACAATATTTGCCTCATTACACACAATATTCCCTGAGGGCCGCCCTCATTCGCACACAATATTGACCCCAACTGACCTCAATATTGTGCGAATGAGGGAGATGAGTTTTCTCTAAGAGAGATCCCCGGCGACCGTCGGTTCGGCTATTTTCGACGCAACTCCTCAGTAATTACGCGGTTTTTGCCGAGCACGAGCAACCGACTTTGCCGCACGTGACCCGCGCGAGCGCCCCGCGAATGAGGGACAGCCCCGCCGACAGAATGAGTGGGTGCGAGGGAGACGGCCCACAATAAACACAGACTCTGCACACACTCTGCACACACTCTAACAGCCCGGGATGCCGAGAATTCGACCCAGAAGACGAGTTTCCTGCACTGGATATCGGCGACGCGCTGCGACGAGAACGGAGATCTGCTCCGGCGTTGGAGGCTCGAAAGACACACTCTCCACTGGAGAAATGAAGGAGTTTCGACGCTGAAGACGCACGCCGGACGGGGAGGACTTGAACTGGAGATCACGCACGCTCGCGGAGGGATTGTCTTTGCGCCAGGCTCTGTAGCACTCTGAGCACATCCCTCCAGCGCTGCGAGCACGGGCGTTCGGATCTCCGAGCCAATCTCTCTTACGGACCCAGTTGCGGTAGGTGGGACGTCCACAAGAGGAGCACTCGCCCAGAGGGTCTCTGAAAGGATCAGGAGAGCTCAACGGGCAGGCTCCGACCACTCGCACTCCACACAGAAGTACTCCACGCCGACTTCCACACCTGCGCTGTTTTCGACAGGAATCTCGGCCATGACGGGGTTGTCACAGTTGGGGCATCTCATTGGTTTTTGTGGACCTTTCGGAATTGCTTGCCGCAGTTATCACACACCCAGAAGTCCCAGATGAGTAAACCGAAGCTGTTGACTGTCGTGGCCTGCAGAAAGACGCTGGCGCTGCCGCAGGAAGGGCACTCGGGCACCGCTACATCTCCATGCCCAGGACGTCAGCGGCGGCGCGCGCTGCGATCTCGGCGGAGTGACCGAGATTGTAGACGACGCAGAACACTGAGAACGGATGCTGCCGCGACCACTCTGCTATGTCCTCCGCGGCGGACTGCAGATGCGTGTAGGCGTCGTAGGCTGGAGCGCGGAGGTCAGCCTGAGAGATGTGAATGCGACTCTCCCAGCGCAGAGATGCATACTCAGTGGCCGAGTCGATGCTGTAGCCGAGAGATACGATCGCATAGGCGAAGTCGGCATACGGATGCTCCCGCTCCCACTTCAGTTTGGCGTAGGCGAAGTCTGCCTCGCTCCACGCTGGATGCTGCGACCGTAATGCTTGCGCCCATCTGAACTTCGCGATCGAGTAAGCCGTCAGCGGACCATACATCCCATCAGCCATCTCGGCCATCATTCACCGCTTTCGGGCTCGCTGTGGCAAGGGCAGTCCGCGTAGCAGCATCCGCCACCGGACTCACAGTCTGAGCAACAGAAGCCGCCGCTTTCGGGTTCGGGTGCAGCATCCAGAATGGCGCGAGAGACGGCTCTGAGTCCGGAGCGCACCCGGTCACCCTCCCGACCCTCACGCCATGCAGCACGGAACACGGCGACATACTCGTCAAGCTCTCGAACACTCGCGGCCAGAGCATCACGCTCATTCGCAACTGTTCGAAGCCTCGTCCCTCGGTGCGCCCATTCACGCTGTACGCCGTCAAGCTGACGTTGCGCTTCGGCCAGTTCGGCGGCCAGGGCATTACGCTCATCCTCGGCCTTGTTGCGATCGGCAATCAGTGCATCGCGGAACGCGGGCTCGGGGCGACGTTCTATCTCGGCTCGTGCTGCGACCAGATCATCCGCCAGCTTGAGCTTCTGCCCGACCTCGTAGCGGTGATTTGCTTGTGCTTCGGCCAGTTCGGTACGCAGACGCTCGGTCTCGCGTGCACCGGCGATCACCGTGCGCAAGTCTTCGACCTCGCTGGGCTCTCCATGCCCTGCATCCATGAGACGTGTCCACCCACCCCGCTTATCCGGGTCGAGCGCAGCCTCAAGCCGGTCAGCGGCTTCGTCTAGGTCACTCATCATTGCCCCTTTCTCATAAGCTGTCGTGCTACTTCTTCCAGCTGTCGAGCGCGGTCTCGGTCTTCTGCGCGGAGACGACGGAGCGCTGCCTTGAGCTCCACATTCTCCTTCTCAAGCTGTCGGACATAGTCTGTTCCGTTCTCCATCACTTCTTCTCGACCCGATCCGTGAGAAGGAAGATGCCGGCTACAATAGCCATGGCTATGATGACTGCTCCAGCGACGACTACGACCTCCATCGTTGTTCCATCCTCTCGACCTGGCTAGGCATATCTACCAGATTCGCGACTTCGATGCTGACGTGGTCGTGGAACGAGTTGGCATCGAGGATCCGACCGCCCATTGGGCTCGAGATCGACTGCGCTTCGACAGGAGACTCTGTCTGCATCGCGATGATCGCAGCACGAGTCTCCGGCGGCAGCGAGTTGTACGCCGACATCAGCGCAGCGACGAACTCCTTCGCCAGTTCAGATACGGCCTCAACCAGCTTCTCGAGCATAGGCTGGATTGTCTTCAGAACCGCATCCAGGAAGGCTTTATCATCTTCGTCTAAAGCCTCCGGCCCTTCAGCGACGACCTTGTCGTTCAGAATAAACAGCCTCTGCAGCATCTCGTCTGTGTCCATTGTTTAACCTCCCGAGTTAGTTATATCTGTAGACGTGCCACGAACGACACCTGTTGGACCATTGCCGTGTTGAGCGCTGGCCGTGATCGGCGATCATAATCTGCATCGCCTTTGCCTCTCGCTCTGTGCCGAAGTGCGCAGCCTTGCATTGCGCATTCTTGTCTGCGACGCGAGCTTTGATCTTTCGCTTGTGGCTCATTCGTCATCGTCCATCTCTATCGACGCCGCGTTCTGCGAGCGCAGCTGGATGCCGAAGTCAGACAGAGCCATCTCGATGATCGCCGTGACATCCTTTGCAAGCGGAGCTGGAGATGTCGTCGATTCCGCAGTGATCTGGATCCTATAGAAGCGTTTCATTGCTCCGACTCCCACCATCCCGACTCTTCACCGTGCGACCTGATGAAGAACTCCTTCCCGGCCGAACGCAAACGGCGGATCCAGAGCAGGCAGTGTCGCTTCGCATCGTTGACGTGGTCGGGGCCAGGAGTGTACATTCGCAAAGCTTGCAAACGGTCGTTGGTGTAGGTGGACATGGCGTCGTTTGGCGCCTGGAGATGAAGCTCCGGTTGCGAGTCCATCATTGAGAGTCTCGCCTCCAGTCCTGCCCTGATCCTGACAGGAGCCAGAAACTCCCAGTCCTGATTGAACTGTCGAATTGTGAACGACTCGCATCCGATAGCGAGACCGGGATGCCCCGACAGAGCTCTGCGCATCCGCAGGAAACGGTTGATCTGTCCGTTGGGTCCGTTCTCTGGGCCAGACAGAAACTGCTCTGTGTACGCCAGAATGCATTTGGCCATGATCTGCCCCGAGAAGACTGCGATGGGATCAAACCACACCACGGCCACACCCGAGACAACTCCAGGATCGATCCACTGCACCCTCGGCCACCAGAGATACTCGTCCTCGGCCATGTGGCTCCAGCGGTCCTCTGAGTCGAGGACTGTTATCTTCGGCAACCTTGCCTTCCCCTTCCGCGCCGCAAGGCGACCGATATTTCCCATTATGCAGCCCTCGCAACCAAGATGATTGGGATCGGTCCGGTGGCTGCTCGGACGACAATCCCGTGTCGGGCACAGTGCGTGATGTTCTCATCGAGACGACGAGCGAATCTGCCACACGTTGGGCAATGTGCGTTGTGACGGAAGTTCCGAGCGCGGACGGCTGCCGCGATCTCAGACCGGAGCGCTGCCTTCTGTGTCACGCGATGAACGGCCACAGCGCGAGCCCTACGCGCCGTTACGCGGCCTCGGACCTCAATCGCCAGGCCAGCTGATGCGCAAGCGATCCCTATCACGCAGAGCGCCATCCCTGTGAGCGCGGCAATCATGCCCTGCCCTGGATCAGTTGCAGAACGAGGCTCGGACTCTCTTGACACTCTCCACGCTCGCCAGAGCGCAGGACGATCTCGCTTCCCCTGTACTCTCCAACCCAGACACCATTGGTGTTGTAATGCCCAGCTGTATTCTTCTCGACAACCAAGTCGATCTGGTCGGTTCGGACAAGTATCTTGCGACCAGAGGTCTTTGAGTGAACGCGTATCCAGCGATTCATCTTGGCCACGACGCGACCTCCTCTGCCGTAGCGTTGACCACCTTGCCGATCTCGCCGAAGCGATCAAGCTGTCCCGACTCGTAGATATGCTGGACGATCTCAAGAACGCGCATCAGCTTCTGCTGCGAAAGAGTGAGCATGTCTCGCTGGAGCCGGATCTGCTCCTGCCTCCGAGCATCAAGCTCCTGAATCGCGGTGTACTTGTCTTCGATGACGCTGAGGAGATACTCAAGCAACTCATCGCCGATCGCCTTCGTGCGATCGTCCTCGAACACTCCCGCGCCAGGCAGATTCTCCCAGCACGCTGAGGCGGCTCCGAGCGCTAGGAAGACATTCTCGGAAAGAGTCTTGTCCGGATCGGCCTTGAACTCAGACATCAGATCTCCTTCCCGAAGTCAGGCTGGAAGGGTTCGGACCCCAGCGTCTCGTCGATCGCAGCGATCCACGCGATGGCCACGGCTGCGGTGTCGAGAAGTTCTCGACGTACTCCGTTCAGCTGCTCTCCGAGGGTCGCGTTGGCGTCGTAGGTCAGCTCGTGGGCTACATCGCCAAACTCCTCGCCGAGGATTGCGAGCCAGAAGGGGTCTGTTCCGGCGATGCTCTCGATCGAATTGGCGCCGTGCTTCTGATGCGCAGCATGCCGCTTGCCAACGACCTCGTCAGCAATGCTGATTGTAGAGGAACGTATGTCCTCCAGCGTCTTGCTCATAGCCTGTCTCCTCCTTGGAATCCTGTGTTGCCGGGAACGAATACGAAGTCGTACTCACGAGAGGCAATCCCGTTGTCGCGACCCTTGGCATCTTTATGCCAGTTGTTGTACTGAATGGCCTTACGTCGACCACCAATGATCTCTGACAGAGTCGACAGAGTGAGCGAGATACCAGCCCAGGCACCCTCTTCGTCCGCGCCGGGAAGCTTGGACCGGGCGATGGACGTGTCTCTCCACGTGATGTCTGGGCCGGGAAGCTCATAACTGGGCTCGTCATCCTCTATGTCCTCCATCTCTCCGACAAGCAGAGCGGGGAAGACAAAGAAGTCTCCAGTCAGCTCTACAACCCATCCCGTGAACCAACCTGACAGCGACGGAGTGCTCATGAGAACATCCAGACGATCAGACGAGCCACTCCTGCGACCATGAGCGCCGCCAGACAGATGGCGATGGTCGCCCCGACGATGTTGGTTACGACCTTCATCGGAGACCTCCGTATTGCTTCTGCCACTCCTTGATGTTCGCGGTCCTGACCATTCCCTTGAGGATGAACAGGTCTACAAACACGCCGACTCCTAGGCATCCGCCAGTGAACAGCCACAGTAGCCCGAGCCCGGTCTGCCGCAGATAGAAGCGGTGAACGCCCAGCACGCCGAAGAAGAACAGGAAGATGTACGCGGTTGACAGTTGCTTCGCGTTCACTCCAGTCTCCAGCCAGCGATACCAACGCAGGTCTTCTGCGTTACGGTCGACCTGGGCTACAGGATTCTGCATCTGCGGTAGAAACTGAGGCGTGTGCCCATTGTAGTCCTGCTGCGGCAACGACGCAACGGGCTGGTTGTAGTTGATGTTGCTCATAATTACACCTCCTCTGCATTGTTGTTGAAGTCTTCCGGCCAGATCATGCCATGGCCATCAGGACGAACAAGCTGTCCGTCCTGCCAATGCCATCCGGTGCCGGCCGGAACACGATTGCCAAAGATGTCGAACTCCATTCCAGATTCGAGTCTGGCGCTGTTCGGGTCGAGCAGCCACTCGTCCGGATGGATCGGCGGGATACCGTACTCGACTGATCCCTGGGTCCACTGCGACGACGGGACGCCCTTGCTGTGGAACGCTCTGACTCGTTCGCCGATGCGTGACGGTCGGTCGAAGTTCGCGCCGAACGCCGGACCGCCGATCTTGAACTCGATCGGCTTCATCTCCGCAGTGAGCGCTCGATACTGCCACTCGGAAGAGAAGCGGACCCTGACGTCCGGCTCATTCGTGTGTTTGGCGTCGATGAAGATCCTCTGCAGGATCGGTCCGTACTGCCCTGTCTCGTCGCGATAGGACTGATACTCCCAGAACTTCATCGTCGTCCAATAGCTGTTCTTTGCGCCGTACTCGCGCATCGCGAGTGCGTAGGCCATGGCGACCTTGCGCCATTCGAACTGTGCCTGGTCTGAGACTCGGACTGCGATGGTGTCGAAGAACGACCTGAGGTTCGTGATGTAGTTGAGGCGTGTGGTGATGTTCGTCGGCATGATGCCGCGAGCCTCCTCTGCCGGCATGCCGTCGTCGATGAGCCAGTTGTAGCCCTCTGAGATCGCGTTGACCATCTCGTCCCAGCGGATGCGTCGAGCTTGGTCTCCGCCCTTCTCGAGCGCCTCACGACGGACCTGGCTGCGATGTTGATCGCTCCACTCCATGGCGTCTTCGACAGTCTCGAAGCTCGGAATATGCAGACCGGCCAGCTCTCGCTTGAGGAGGTCGTTGGCGACCAGATCGTCCAGCGAAAGTGTGTTCTCGAGGCTCGGCGGGAGCGCCGTGGCCTCCTTCATGTCACGCTTGACTGCGAATCTCGTGCTCTCCTGGGCGTAGGCTGCCGTGCGCTGACGGACCATCTGGTGCGTGATTCCGCGATGAACGCCCTCAAGCATGAAGTGCAGCGAGACCGCCTCCAGAGGCATCTTCAGGACGGTCTTCTGGATCTGTTCCAGGTACTCCTGTCGCTCCTCGTTGGTGACATCGGCCAGATCTCGCACGACCTCGCCCTTGTACATCTTCGCGCATGCTGCGATCTGCCCGAGAGGGTCGACTGGAGCGCCAAGAAGATACGCCTTCGGTCCTTCCGCAGCGACAGATCTCTCTGCTTCGAACATGTGCTTGTCGGCCCACTTCTGGACTTCAGTGCTTGACATTGGATTCCTTCCTTGCGAGGCGTCGGGCGACGATCTCTGTTGTGGCTGCGAGGGCGGTGAGTGTTGCGGTTGCGGTAATGTTCCAGAAGGTGCCTCCGGTAGAGAACAGAACGGCTCCGAGAAGAAGAGCTCCGCCTGTCCTCCGGAGACGGGCTCTGCGATTCATCGCAGCATCTCCCACTCGAACTGAACGAAGTTGTTCTCCTCGTCGCGCTTCGCTGACATGTGTAGCCAGCCCATGTTGGTCAGCTTGCGAAGATGGCGCTCTGCGTGCTCCTCGGTCATCTGAGATCCATCGTTCAGGAGGAACACGCTGCTGAAGCTGCGGGTAGTGAGCGTGACATCCATAGAGATGAGGTCACGGATGGTCTCGATAGCCCTGGGAATCCAGCTTGTGTCCTCCTTGGACGCCTGGTTCAGGGGCTTCTTGCGCTGACGGTACATCGGTTAGGGTCCTTCCCTGGTTGTCTCTTAAGCCTACTGTGTCGAATGCGGATTTGGCTACTTCGCGAGGCCGCGAGCCTTGCTCTGAATGGCCCCGGCCGAGCGTCCGAGATACTCAGCGATCTCGTCACCGTTGCTGCCGTTGTAACGCTTCTGGAGATACTCGATCTCTGACTTCGTCCACCTTGCCATGGCCCTCGTCGCAGACTTGTCAACGACGCGATTGTGCATCTTTTGGCGAAGTCCGTGGTTGAGGCGATATGCGGCGACAGATGCTGTGCTGCGCCCCAGGAGCTCTGCAACGTCTGCGTCGGTCAGAGACAGGTCGGATGCGATGTCGATCTCCTCGTCGGTCCAGCGAGACCCTGGTGCTCGCATCCACTCGGGATATTCTGGATCCTGGCTGAACATGATCATCGGAGCCGGAGTCGGCTTTTCGACAGGAGTCTCTTCGACCTGCGGAGCTACTTCAACAACGGCCCCTTCTGGAACTGAGATCGTGATGGTAAGAGTGATGGTCTGCATTGCAAGGGTCCTTCCCTTGTTAGGCGGGGCGACCAGCATTGCCAGCCGCCCCGCAAGATGAACTAGAAGACGACCTCGACACACTGATACTCGGAGCCGTTCCAGTTGACCTGGAATCCCTCGGCTTGGAATGCAGCCACGATCTTCTCGGCGGAGCCGTTGCCCCAGTTGATCATGGCCGACTTCGGAGAGTCGTAGTCGTAGCCGAAGCGACGACGAGTGTGCGGCTCAACTGAAGTGTATGGAAGGCCGTCCTCGTTGAACTTGATCCAGTTGCCCTGTCCACCGAACGTCCAGCCGTAGGGCTGACTCTCGTCCTTGAGATTGAGCTTCTCGGCGTCGACGCAGCCACGGCAGCACTGCATGATGTTCGTGCGAAAGTGGACGCCGTCCTTGCGGAGCGACTTCACAGCCCGGTCCCAACGAGCCTTAGGGCTGTTCTCGAGCTTCTGCTGAAGACGGAGCCTTGCGAGATCGCGTACATTGACTCGGTTGGTGAAGATGAGATTGTCGATCTCGGACCGCAGTTCGGCGATTTTCGATTCGGTCGCAGCGATCGAACGCTCGTAGCTCTCGATCTGGTCGGTCGTGGTGGTCATCGCTATCCATTCCCAGCCGGTCCTTCCGGCTGATATTAGAACTCTACTCTATGCTCTGCAGTTTCACTACAAGTTTTTTGGAGTTGTTTGGGGCCGACCCGAAGGCCGACCCCGCACCCCAACTAGAGCGACCGGCCAAGCTCCTCCAGGAGCCCCGACAAGTCTTCCGAGTAGCGCCAGGAGCCTCCGGAATCCCTTGCGGCCCAGAGGCCGAACCCGGCCCCCGGAACCGAGCAGTCGATGTAGACCGCCAGGATCGGCTCCTGGGCTGCGAACGAGCGCTTGTAGACGTTGTCCACGTTCCAGGGCCATGTGGAGGAGATGGACCCGACGACGACAAACTGGCCAGTGTAGACCAGGTTGGCGTCGGGGTCTTGCGAGTCTTCCAAGAGGCGGATGACTGCATCCTGGGCGTAACCCCGAATCTCAGACTTGGAGAACATCTTTTCCTTTCCCAAGGCGGTCCTTCCGCCTTATGAGTATTATCCTACGCCAACTCTGCAGTTTTCGCTACTTTGGCCAGGCATCGTGCAGATTGAGAGACGCCCTGCTGACAGAAGCTATAGCATCGGAGGCCTCTTGTGCTGCGAGGACGAAGCGAAGAAGGGCGATACGTGGCCCGAACTGACTCTGGAGACCTCTGTTCTCTATCGCCTTCTCGGCCCCGACGAGAGCCGTTCGAGCCTCCTCGCGCGGGGTGCTCGGATGAGCAGCCACTGCTAGCAGCCGCTCGATCCGAACTTCCGCCCGTTGAAGAGGAGCTATCACGACGTGATCCCGCGTCCCTGCGACAGGCCGTGGCTGGCTCGCCCGGTGTTAGCGTTGCGCCCTGCGGCGTAGCCCTCGCTGCGACCGAACGCGGAGGACGTGCGCGATGTCTTCTTGATCGTCAAGCCCAGATTCGAAGCAGCCCAGTCACTGACCTCTCGGCTGCGGTCGAACAGAACGACCTCACTCCCGGCAACCGATGCGACCTCCTGCTCGCGCTCGTCCTGAATACGCCGAGCGGCGCCAGCTCCGAACTGCGAGATGAACTCGCAACGAGCGTGGTATCCGCCCTGGCGTCCGAGATAGTACTTGGTGTAGGAGCTCTGGTTGCGCCACCAGCTCTTCATCGCGACCATCGCCTGCAACAGGAGCGAGTTGATCATGCCTACTGCGTCCTTCACGTCGGACTCGTATCCAGCAAAGCAGATGTTGATGTGCGGCTTGAAATAATGCGAACGAACCTTCGTAAAGTCCTCGTAGTAGCCAGTCAAGCCCATCGCGTTGGCCACGGCGACCATGCCGCGCATCGCGTGGTACGAGTACGTTCCTCCACCACCGTCGACGCGGACACGTCCGACGATGATCTTCTCCTTTCGCTGCTCGCCGACGCCATCCAGCATCGCTCGGTCGATCGCGTGCTTGAGCATGAGCCGCTCTGCCTGCGTCGCAGCAGTGTCACGCTCGGCCTGGGTTGCACCCTGGTCCTCGGCGAGACGGAGGAAGTGAGCGATACGCTCTTCGATGGAGAACTTGTCAGCCACGGCTGGCCCTTCCGGATCGGTCCTTCCGACCCTCAATGAACATTACTCTACGCCAGAGTCTGCAGTTTCACTACTCTGCACGAGCGTGATCTTCTGAACGATGTCCCAGTTGATCTCGGCGGTGTCCGCCCAGCCCTCGTGCTCGGGCCAGATATGCGTGGCATCGACCTCCTCGGTGAACAGCTCCTCGTCTGGAGCCTTGCGGCCTACAAGAACAAGCTTACGCATCTCTGGTCCTTCCAGGGTTGCCCCGGCCCGACTGGGGGTTTGTCGGACCGGGGCTGGGGGTATCTATTCTGTTGTTATTCAGTTTTGATGTCCGATCTGGCCTCAAGTGTCGAGTCATGCGCTAGTCGGTCTATCGGTCGGACAGGTCCGGCTCATACTTGGCCGGTCCGTGGGAGCGGAGGAGTCGAACCTCGCAGAGCCTTGGTTCTCTGCACCTGCGCTGTCGGATGTCAGCGCCACTCCCAATCCCTGCTACTGTCGGCGCGCCCTGCGGGTACCGAGTCCGACCGCAGTCAGAACGATACCGCCAAGAAGGATACCTCCTACTGCGTAGATCAGGGATTCGCCGTAGTTGGAGCCGGTGTCCGCGAGTGTCGTCGCGTCCTCTCCACTATCGGCGCTCTGGACCGCCACAGGAGCAGCTTCCGCTGGGGCGGGGATGTTGTCTGCCGGAGGCGTCACGACAGGAGGAGTCGTCTCGCCGCCGTCATCTGTCGGAGGCGTGGTGTTCTCATCGCAGTCGCTTCCGACTGTCGCCTCGGATACCAGCTGGTCTCCGAACGCAGGTCCTGTCCTGACGACGATGTGATGGTCTCCGCTGTCCTCTGCGAAGTCGAGATGCCGCGTTTCAGTCGCTCCCGACTGCACTGAGACTGCGTCCTCGAACTTCCCGTCGACGTAGATCACATAGCTCGCGGTCTTGTTGACAGTCTCGAACGCCGGAACATTGGTCAGCGAGATGTCGGCGGATCCGCACTCATGTGCGATAGTCGCACCCGGCACAGCGTCCACCACAGGCAGATCGCAGGCCGTGGTCGTTCCGGACTGGCTGAGGTTGTAGTCGCTGCTGTCCCAGGCAGTCACATCGACCGACCAGGAGTGCTCGACGTACTTGTCGCCCAGATCGTAGTCCTTCGCGAACGATGACCCGAAGTCCGAGTCCTCGACAGTTGAGCCGTCGACAGTCACCACGATGTGGTTGGACTTCGCATCCTGCGCAGGAGAGTCGACGATGGTCTCATCCCAGTCGTTGTAGGCTGCGGGGACCGCATCGACGGCCTCCTGGTCGACGACGACCTTCGACTGTCCTGAGTAGTACCATCCGAGGCCAGGATTCCAGGTGATCGAGTCGAGCCACTTCTCCTTGCCGGTGATCAGCTGCTTGTAGAGATACTCAGTATGAGACACCTCCGGCACAGCGGGAACTTCCGGCGTCACGAGGTCGTGATGGTGCACGACGTGCGAAACCTCATCCTGAGCTGGTATCTGATCGGCGTAGCTCTCGAGATCGACAGAAAGCGTCGAACATGTCGCACTCACCGACGGCGTGTGAGCCGAAGCTGGTGCTGCGAGTCCGATCACCGCCCCTGCGACTGCCACTCCGGTCACGCCCAACAGCGCGACCGTCCTCTTGATGTTCACTATGTTGCTCCTTCTATTAGACGGAGGTCCCGAGCGGGATTGCTTGGGTCCTTCCCAGCATTGCTAGGGCAGTCTACCCTACGTAATGCGAATTCCGCTACTCTCAATCTGGATCTACGACCCACATCTTCTCGATGTGAACCGTCTTCCCCAAGAATGGATATGTGAAGACGCGAGCAAGTACATAGTCGTGGCCGAGCTTTGCTCCCCAGATGTCGGCCTTGACCTTGGGGTACAGCTGGCGACTGATCTTCGCAGTCAAGAGGCCTGATGCGTCCTCCATGTACAGAGACATCGAGTCCTTCAGATGCGGATCCTTGACAGACTCTGGATCTAGCTCCTCGCCCGTTCTTGATCTGTAGTCCTCGAACAGATCCTTCAGGTTGCGGCTGCGGAGCCGGCAGAGGACGATTCCAGACCACTTCACGGCCTCGTATGGGACATCCTCGGCGACGGCTGTTGGCATCGGCAGAGCCGGCAGATCACCCGACCGAATGGCCTCGCGTATCGCCTTGATCTCGTTGGCCAGCTTGTAGATTCCGAACGGATCTGGGTCTTTAGCAAACTCTCGAATCTTCTCAATCGTCTTTGGTCCGAGACCCTTGATCCCGCCCTTGTTCGACTGAAGATCTGACCAGTCTGATATGCCCCCATTCTCGTCTATGAACTCTTCGATCTTGTGGGCGGTAATCTCGCCGATCCCTGGGATCTGCAGAAATCCAGCGCGGACACCAACGTCTACAGACCTTCGGATCTTTCGTCCATGATTATGGACTGTTATTCTCTTCTTGACAGGCTTCCAAGTGGATCCAGATCTGCTCGCCTTCGGAGGAAGTACTTTAAGGTTACGACCGAACTTCGGATTCATCATGTCGCGCATCAGCAGGACGTCCTTCTCCTTGTCGTCGTGCGGCGTCTTCTGAAGCTGCGCTGCGTAGAACTCAATGGGATGGTGCACCTTGAGCCACATAGCCCAGAAACCAAGCATCGAGTAGGAGATGCAGTGGGCGATGTTGAACGCGTATGTTCCAGCAGTTGCCATGCGCTTCCATATCTCTCTGGCCAACGGCTCTTCGATGCCAGACTCTGCTGCACCTTTCACAAAGTCGGGATACATCGCGTTGAACGCCGACTCACCCTCCTTATGCGAGATAATTGAGCGAATCTTCGAGGCATGCGTCCATGGGAACTTTCCGACATCTCGCGTGATCTGTAGGATCTGCTCCTGATAGATGATCTGGCCCTCGGTACTAGCGCAGATGTTCGCTACGATCGGATGCAGATCAACTCGCTTCTGTCGACCGTGCCGGATGGCCAGATAATCGCCAGTGCTGCCAGAGTGCAGCGGTCCTGGTCGCGACAGGGCATTGATGGCGGCGAGATCCATGAAGGTCTTGGGCTTCATCTCCTCAGTCACCATTTTCATCGTCCGGCCTTCGAACTGGAATATACCGATCACGTCGGCGTTGTAGAACGCCCTCAAGGTCTCTGGGTCGTCCATCGGGATGGCATAGAGATCCTTCAGGGTCATCCCTAGCATATCGAGGGCGATGCGGATCATGCCCATCGTCTGGAGCCCTAGAGCGTCCAGCTTCATGAGACCGAGATGCTCGCCATCGTACTTGTCTACCGAGAGTACCTGGACGGTCTTCTTCTTAGCTCCTGACCCTATCTCGCGACCGTAGGTGGCCACGTAACGAGAGAGATCGTCGTTGCCTATGACTAGGCCTGCGGCGTGAACTCCGAATGCTTTATAGTTGCCCTCCAGCTCGATCGACTTATACAGCTGTGGATACTTATCGAAGACCTCCTTGACCTGCGGGAACATTTCGACAGTATCCATGATCGATGCATCGAATCGGCTGTCGCCTCCGGAACGCTCGACCAGAAACTCCTTCGCGGCATCGATCTCGCCCTTCGGCAACGAGTACACCCTTGCCACGTCGTCGATCGCATTCTTGCCTCGATATCGAGTGAAGGTTCCGATGTTGCCGACGCGGTCGGCTCCGTACTTCTCGATCATGATCTGTCGGACTACGTCGCGCCGATCGTCCTCAAAGTCTAGGTCGATGTCTGGTACGTCCATGCGATTCGGATCGATGAACCGCTCGAACAGCATGTTCGGATAGTCCATCGGATTGACCTCTGTGATTCGCCACAGGTAGCAGCACAGCGATGCGGCTGCGGATCCACGAGCAGGACCGACGGCGACCTCTCGGCGCTTCGCCTCTCGAACAACGTCCGACAGCACTGCGAAGTAGTCGAGGAAGTCCTTCATCTTCATCATCTCGAACTCGTAGTTGACCCGAGCGATGTACTCCTTGCGCTTCGCGCGCGAGAGCTTGTCGAATCCGCGGAACTTCCAGCCCTCGTTCAGCCAGTGCCGAAGAATTGTCTCGGTATCGACCGACTCGTCTAGATCTTCTTTCATTTGCACTCCAGTCCATTGAGCGCCCGCAGGCATGCGTTCGGACCATGCGGAACCGGCTTTCCGCAGCCGCCGCAGACATGCGTGTCACTGTCGCAGTAGTAGCAGTCTCTCAGTCTGTCCACGGGAGTAGGTCTCTCTTCGTCCCCGGATAGCGGATGCGGTCCATCTTTGGAAGTACCACTGTGCATCGCTCTGCAATCTCCTCTGTGTTGATGATTGCGGCCTGGGCCTCGCCACGAGTGAGCCCAGTCTCCATAAGATCGAATAGAACCTGGTCGTCTGACTCCGGATAGGTCAAGAGGATGTTGTATTCCCACTCGGCCTCTGCTGCTGCGACCGTGCCAGTGTTTCGGCCAGCGGCATGAAGGATCTTCTGCATCTCATTGTGCTCCGGCTTCGGATAGTGCACATCAGATGTAGCAACTAGAGGGATCCCGAACTCCTTGCTCCACGCAGCGTACTGCCTGTTGAGAATGCGGGTACGCTCTAGTCCTGGGAAGCGCTGGACCTCTAGATAGTAGCGATCGCCCAGCATACGTTTGAACTTTTTGAGCACCTTGACGGCTGCGTCGTAGTCTCCAACTTCGATACCCTTGCCGCCAAGGAGCGTGCACGCCAGGAGCGAATCGGCGCAGCCCGACGTGAAGATAAGATCCTTATTGAGCTCCTGGACGTCTTTGCCAAGAACCGTCGGCCAGCGGTAGAAGTTATCATTCCAGCTCCTCGTAACCATCTTATTGAGATTCTGATATCCATTCTGATTCATGGCCAGAATCGTCTGATGCCACTTGCGCATGTTACGAGTCTCGCGCATGTCAGCCGGAGCCGTATAAGCCTCCAGTCCGTAGATCGGCTTGATACCGTGCTTCTCTGCAGCCTTCTCGAGCTTCACGTGCGATGACACATTGCCGTGCTCAGTGAGGGCGAGCGCCTTCATGCCCAGCTCAGCTACTCGCTCAACATGCTGCTCTGGTAGACCGTAGCCGTCCATGTATGAGTACGTGGAATGGCTGTGCAACGAGACGTAATGCATCAGGCTTGCGGATTGTCCGCGATCGGTCGAGAGTCGAGAGCCAGCTCCTCCGGTGACTTATCGCCGTCCTTGTATACCCATGTAGGATGTACGAAGATGTTCTGTTCAGTAGTCCACATCGGATTGTTCAGCTCAAAGATCATCCCGCGTGCATCATAGGGATCGATTGAGCGCAGAACATAGACTGGTCCCTTGCCCAGGTGCTGCTTGAGTCGAACGTTATCGCCGACGCTGAATCGTCGCCCGTCTGGGGCAGTCCAGTTGAGAGCGTCGGAGTCTGCGGTCTGAGTCTTGGGTTCGCTGTCGACCTTCTTAGGACCCCGATCCTCATTGGGGATGACGAACATCCCCGCCTTCTGGACCATCGCCTCGAAGTCGTCCTGCGTCATCATGGCGGGACTGATAGATACGCTGTTGACCGCGAAGCTGTTGGTCTTCTCGGCGTCCTTGCGAGCCCGCATCTCGAGCGTAAGGAAGCAGTGTCCGATCAGGTCCATGATGATCTCGTCGACGCCCTCGGTCGTGAGGACCGATTCGTCTTCGTCCCACATGGCGCGCTTCAGCTTGATGATCTTGCGGTAGATGTCTGAGAACTGACCGCGCTCCCCTAGATCGAATGCGCTGCCGGAGCCGTACTCGCTGTTCTTACGAGCGAACAACTCAGCCCATGCCGGAAAGTGCTTGGTGAGGATCGCTCTCAGCTCAGGCGTGTCGCTAGCCCACACGTTGACTGTGACGCGGACATTGTCGTCCGATCCGGACTGGGTGAGCGCCTTGCGTACGTCAATGTTCATTTTTCTTCTGGTCCTTCCAGGTTTCAACTAGGCTGTAGATGTTGCTGTTGTGGTGAATGGTCGGGACGGTAGGATATACGAGCCTCCACGCAGCGTTGTGCTGCCCGGCGCGGATCGCTGCGCGAAGCCCGAGAGATCCAGCGCGACGAACGTTCTCTGGCAGATCGTCGACGACTCCGAGGATGCGGTCTCGGCCCACGATGTCGATGAGGTCCTCGTACTTGTCCTCTCCGTAGATCACTCCGTCGACTCGTCCGAAGTTGCGCTGAATCCAGAATTGGGTATCGGGGTCAATGTTGTCTAGACGCTGCCATGGGCGCGTCGTACAGATCCAGACCTGAACTCCGAGTCGCTCCCGGATGTTTTGGATCAGCGCTCGGCCTGCGTCTCCGTCTAGGACAGGAATGGAGCGTTTCATTCCACCCTGTCGATAGGCGAGCTTGATGTCTCGATATGTCTCTTTGTCGAGGTTGAGAGCCTCATCAAAGTTGGTGGTTCCGGTCCAATCGCATCTAAGATCCTGCTGAAGGTACAGTTCCGCAAACCACTTGAAGTGTCCGTAGTAGTCGCCCAGGGTGCCGTCAATGTCAAGCGCCACCACAGGCGCAAGCGGATGCAGCCTCACGCAGCCACCACCCCAAGCCAACGCTCCACGTTGTAGAATGCGTCGTGCGAGAGGATACCCTTCCGCCAGGCTCCGTACCGGCCGAGCCTTCGAATCTCCGGCCAGCAGTCGCAGTTGTTAGAGACCGGCTTCTCAACCTCCCAGACAACGTCTGTCGATGGCTTGCGGTCGTACGGAAACTCCGTGTTCTCGTATCCCTGGATTCTGGACTGACGATACCACCAGTCGTCTGGATCTCCGGAGCAGATGACGACATTGTCGACGATAGGCTCGCCGATCTTGTCCTCGAATATACCGACATGCTTCACGAAGTCGGTGCTCCATATCTTCTCAGATTTGAAGGTGTGCTGGTCTACGCGATAGCATAGTGTCTTCGCCGGGATGGTAGAGATCACGAGGTCGTACTGGTTGACGCGTTCGTCCAGGAATTCGAATCCCGCCAGCGATGATGCATCCCAGTCTCGTACCAGAGGGCTATACTCGGACCATGCGTTGTCGTATGCCTCTCGAATGTCCCATGCATCGTGCACTCCCACGAGAGACTGCGGGGACACGGGCAGATCGGGGTCGTCGCCGTAGACCTTGTCGCGATATCCGGCCACAGAACCGACTAGGCGGTAGTCCACCTTGAATGGATCAGTCGATAGGCCAGGGATCGGCCTGTGAAGGTACTGCGCACCACGCATGAATGACTTGCGAGGCTTGGAGAAGATGTCTACTTGGTTACCATGGCCAATTGCGGCATGCGCAGCAAACATGCCAGCTGGTCCACAGCCCAGGACTGCAATCTTCATAGGTTGGCTACTCTTTCTCTGAGGGAGCTGTCGAGCTTACGCTCTCCGGTCTGAAGTAGGCTCTTGTCGTGAGCCGAGACGAACAAACGATACTTGCTTGGCTGTTCTCGGTCGATAAACGGCCATAGATACGGCATGTTCTTCGGAGTGCGCCTCCATGTCTCTCCATACTGATCTGGCCATCGGCGGATGAGATTGCTGCGGTGGGACCGTAGGACATCGACGTCTTCCCACCAAGAAGGAGACTCGAACTGAACTTCTGGATTCACCCTCTGGAAGTCGAACAGCGTACTCCTGACTCGATGGTGGTGAAACGAGAACACACCTCTAGTGGACAGAGACGCCTCAAGCGCCACCAGATATGCCGCCAGAGCAGTCTCGTGGTATTCCCACATCCTGAACTCGGGGCGCGTGTTTCCATAGACGCCGTCCTCGGTGGTCAGAGACCGCAGGAGCTTGATGCCCTGCGACATCGTCTGGAACGCCAGGTCCGGCTCAAGATCGTCTGCCGTATCGAGTATTGACATCCTCGTCATCCAGGTAATCATCGGATGTCTCCTATACCGTTCCTGCTCTGCCCCTCGCGAATTCTTACCGTCGAGTCTTCGTCGTAGAGCGGCTCAGACTCAACAATCTGGAGCCCCTCGTGCCAGTACTTATCTGCGGCAGCGAGATGGCTCTGACGCTCGATCGCCTCTGACATCGTTGCGATGCCGACAGGATTGCGAGTTGCCGAGATGAAGGTCTTGCGGTGTTTCCGCCTGTGCTTCTCCATCAGAAGTCGTCCTCTCCGAATGCCATCTCGTCGACGGTCTCCTCAACGTCGTGTCCGGTATCCCGCTCGTGCTTGTCGGCGTTTCTCCGGCTGTTGGTTGCGAAAGTGCAATCCTCGCATTCATACCACATCAGCGCTCCACCGCCTTCACGATGATGACGTTGCTGGAGTACGGCTTGACGAACAGATCGTGCCATCCGTTGCATCGAATCTCGAGATCTCCGCCCTTGGGGCCGGGCTGAAACTCGATATTGAAGCTTCCTTGGGTGTCGTTGTCAGCCCACTGATATGTGACGGGAAGTCTATCGTCGATGTATGTGCGCTTTGAGTCTCTGCCCCAGCTTGCGGGATCGCGCTGATAGATGCGCGTTGCCTTCGCCTCCTGCTCCTCAAGGAGCTTGAGGTTGCGATCCTTGACGTAGTTGAGGGTCTCGTTCAGCTCCTTCAGCTGAGATCGCAGATGTCGATTCTCCTTGCGAAGATTCTCGTCGCCGGGAAGATCCTGGACGACGCGCTCGTCGTACTCGTCGTAGACATGCTTGAGTTCTTTGCGGTCCAACTCGCGCATGTCGGTGCCGACGACTACGTACGTGCTGCTTCCGTCAGCGCCGAGGCCGTGGAGGTCTGCAATATCGACCGCCTCTACGATTGCATCCTCGAGCCTCTCGAAGACCTCGTCACGCCCAGCGAACTTGCCTTCCTCTCGTTCGACCTCGACCTCGACCAAAACTGTGAACTTCACAATGGGTCCTTCCCTTGCTTACTCTGGCGGTCCTTCCGCCTGAGGCTATCTTACCGGTTATTGGGATTGCGCGGGGATACCGACGTGCCATCTCGTCGATGACCGCCGAGGATCCTCTCCGCCGGTCCTTCCGGCTTCAATGAACATTACCTTACGCCATCCTGCAGAACTTCACTACTACAGCTTCGAACGTTTCGCGGTAGAGTAGCCCCGTTGCTGAAATCATGGTTTCAGCTCCTTCCTTGTTGCTGGTGTTTCGGGCACAAGAGCCCCTGGTTGGTCGAAAATGGTCCTTCGGCCGATCAGGGGCTCTTCATGTTTATGCGACTTCTTCGTCATCAAGCTCACGGATCACGTCCATGAGGATCTTTGACATACCGATGTCACCACGCGTCTTCGTATACACCAGCTGCCACTTGATGAGTTGGTTGACGGCAGCCTTCGCTTCGTCCGGAGACATGCCACCGAAGTCCTGGAAGTCACGCGTACGGAAGTTGTTCCCTCCAACCATTCGCAGCGTCAGCAGGACCGAGTCCGGATGCTCCTGCAGATATGCCTTGCAGATGTTGCGCTTCTTCTGTGCCTTGGCATCGGACTCGATCTTCCTGCGAGACAGCCTGGCGTATCCGAGCGAGTCTTCGGCGTAGACCATGTCAAGGAACCGAACTGCGTCCCGAACGTGCTCTGCATTAACTAGGAGCTTGCCCCTGCTCGACACTGAGAACGTTCGCGCCGCAATCGCAGCAGCGATTCGTAACACCTTGAATCTAACATTCTCAGCCTGGATGAGCGGAGGATCTGACACATACCGTTCACCCAGGTCAAGCGACGCCTTGATGGCAGCCTTGGCTGCTGCGTCTGAGACATGAACGTCGTTGCGAGTGAGCGACCATACCCATTTGACGAGTGACTCGCTGTCCTCCGCATTGTACATCGGCGTGTGAAGCTCGCTGAAGGATGAGTTGATCACTTTGGAGTCGACATCGCCCTTGGCTGTAGCAATCACGAAGTCGAATCTGGCTATGTCTTCTGCATTGGGGACCACAGTCCGCAGAGCGCCGATTCCTGCAAGCGGATTGTCTCTGATCATGCTCCCATCGGCAGGATTCATCACCCAAGCTAGGCGAGTGCGAGCGCTGGTCTCCTCGGCTGCGATCTTCGTCACCTGGGCAACGCCAGAGGAGCGGATCGATGACATCTGCTCGATGACGTCCTTCTCCTTGAGCCCAGACACCTCATCCAGAACGACCATACGACGGTCGTTCATCGGTACCACGCCCCATGTCATGTGCCAGCGCCCGTCGATCTGCTGGACGCCTCCGACGATGCCGGGGAATGACATACCCTCGCAAGACTGCAATGTTCCGGACCTGTAGTGCTTGATCAGCTTGTTAGCGATCTCGGATTTACCAGTACGGGTGTCCCCAACGACTGCCATCTCGAGCCATCCCTTCTCGACGAGCATGTCGCCGATGCGGAACGATATGACAGAATGCCACACGAGATCGTATGCAACGTGGAGAAGATCACGACCATAGATGTGCGTCACGTTTGACGACATGTCGTTCGCGATCTCGAACATCTTGTCGAGAGGAGACTGGTCCTCATCTGGCTGGAATTGCTTCAGGCGCTCGCGCATGTCGTCTGTCAGAACGAACTTGTCGATGTCTAGCTCAACAGACTGGTTCACCCACGACATGAATCGCAACTTGCCGGTTTTGGGGTCGCCGACGTTCTTCCCGACCAGGCGCACCTTCCGATTCACGGTGGAAGAGTGCGTTCCAACTGCGAACACAGTGCGCCGCACTGGCTGCTGTGTCTGGTCGTCCTTTCGGTCGTCGACGGACGGTTGCACAAGCAACTCCTCGACGTGCCAATTCTCATCCACGTCGAAGTCTGCTCGGTCGGTGCATCGCGCACCAGTAAGTTCCTTCAGAAGCGCCTTGCGACGCTGCTCGGTAACGTCGACGAATCTGAATAGATTCTCGTCGTCTGGGCGGATGTCGAATTCAGCCTGTCCGTTCCTCGCTGCGATGGGGCAGGAGTTGCACGCAGCACCCTTGGACTGGTCGCAAGTGACAGTGATTAGCTTTGGAGTTGTGTACGGCTCCTGCTGTCTACCGGCAATGCTCACAGTCAGCTCCATAGTTTTGGACTGGTTTGACTGCGCCATGGAGTCATTGAGCGACATCGGCTCGCCAGCCTGCGAGATAGGAGCGCGAGTCTTCAGCCCTGAGTTGGCCGCCTCCTCTGCAGCGTTCATCAACCCCATGAACTCTGACGAAGTATGCCCTTCCTTGTGCAGATAGTCTGTGACGTCTGCGCCCTTGGTCGGGATCATGGCTCCGATGTCCATGATGAATACGTGCTTAGCGAATGCGTTGAGGATCTGATTGACCTTCGCAGCGCCCTTGCGTCCTGCGTCGTCATTGTCGTAGCAGATGTAGACGACCTTGTCGACGAACTTACCCGCCCAATTGGGACGGAATGTGGCTGCGCCGGCAGTGTGCGTTACGGCGGGGATACCATACTGGTTGAGCAGGATGCAGTCCATCTCGCCCTCAGTGATGACAATCTCCTCGTTATCGCGAAGGATGTCTGCCTTGTACAGCTGAGCCTGACCGTGTCCAGTCCAGTTCAGCATCTTGTTGGACGACTCAGCGCCCATCTTATACCGGCGGACGTTCAGCAGCTCGCCATCCTCGTCGCGCACCGGAATGGTGTAGCGGTCTCCGTCCCATCCCAGCTCATTGTCGACGATGGTCTTGCGGTCCAGGCCTCGTTGTTCCTGAAGAGCCTTGAGAGCTTGCTTATTAGCGAAGAGCTTCTCTGTCCAGGACGCTATCTTCTCATCTGTCGGAAGTGGCGCTGCGGAAGGCTGGCGTCCAGAGCTAAGCCTCGACTGTACTGCGGAACGGTATTCAGGGTCTTTGTGCTTGTACTTCAGCGACTCAGAACGGATGTCCCAGCCGTTCTCCTTCTTGAGGTCTTGCGCCAGGCGATAGATCGATCCGCCGTGATTCCCCTTCAGGCAGTTCCATATACCCTCTTCTGGATTGATAGATGCACTAGGCGAGTGACTTGTGTCGGGGTCCTCGCAGACCGGGCAGAACATCCTTTGTTCGCCATCGCTCTCTTCACCCACGAAGTATGGAGAGAAAGCTGCTCGGACGGTTTCTGGCTTGTACTTCCTATCGGGCACTGCACACCTGCTGATTCATGGTTCGCCTTTCTGTTGCAGAGGGCTATATAGGAGAGGAGAGAGGAGAATCTCTCTTCTTCTTCTCAGTTACTGTCCTACTCTGATGGTTCGGTCCTGGGGACAGCCGAGCCGAACAAGTCTACCGCCTGCCACGCAGACAGACAGCCACCTCATTCCCCACAATATTTGCTCATTATTGTGGCTCATTCTCAGGTCGTTCCCTCATTATTGTGGGCGAATGAGGAAGGATGAGCCCCATATTGTGTGACGATTGTGTTTATTGTGGTGCGTTTTACCGCTAGTGGTCCGGGCGCAGCCGGTCGGCTGTTCTGTCCGAAGACGCTACGCGCCCGTGTAAAGCGTCGGAAGGGGCCAGGGTAGGATTTCACCCACCCCAGCCCCTTCTCTCGTTACGCAGGCGCTCGCTGAGCGCTAGGACCGATTGCTGGCTGAGGGCCTAGAACGGAGTCTCTTCATCCTCGTCCTCGGGTCCGAACTCTGCATCCAGAATCGCCTGGACCAGATTCTGCTCTGTGTGCGACTTCTTGACTGTGAAGTCCGGATCGACCTTGCGGAGAGCAGACTTGAGCTGGATGCGAGTCAGCTCCGACAGCTCGGCCTCGCGCTCTGCACGCTCGTCCTCCTCGTCGTCCTCCTCATCATCATCGTCCTCGTCGTCCTCGGCCTCGTCGTCTTCTTCGTCTTCGGCCTCGTCCTCCGGCTCCTCGTCGTCTTCTTCGTCCTCAGGCGGGAACTCCTCATCGAGGATAGCCTGGACCAGGTCGACCTTCTTCAGCCCCTTGATCTCGAGGTCATAGTCCTCCTCGGCGATCCGGCGTAGATCTCCGATCGAAGACGACTTCAGCTCTGTGAGGCGGTCGTCGTACGACATCTCGTCCGAACCCTCCTCATCCTCTTCCTCCGGCTCTTCCTCGGAGACGACAGCCTTGGAAACCTTGGAGTCGATCTCGCGCACCTTGAAGATGCTGTCGACCTCCGGACGCGGATTCCCTTCGAAGGATCCCATCTTGATGTCGGCATTGACGATGGCTCCGATCGGATTCTTCCCGCCGATCGTCTTCACCTTCACACCTGACTCGATGTTGCCGTCCTCGAACACGACGTTCGGCTCGTCCTTCACTCCGAGTGCCGCGTTCAGGTTCTCCTCGCGAGTGATCATCGCCTCCTTGTCGCCGAATACGATGTTGGTCCAGATCGGATAGCCGTCGTACTGCGCGTGTCCCTTCGGATCTCCCTTCTGAGCCTCCAGCTCAAGCAGGATCGCGTATCCGGTTGCCCCGGAACGGAACTGCTTGTAGTTGAACTGCACGATGCGAGAGCGGTAGACTCCGCGCTTGTTCGGTTCCGGACCGTCGTAGGCCTCGAATCCGGTCTTGACCTCGCGGGACTTGACGCCAGAGCGCTTGATGCTGGGCATTATGCCTTCTTCCTTGTTGTTGCTGGACGCCGAACGGCGCCAGGCTTTCTTGCGGTGGTTGTGGCGGACTTGCCGACGCGCTGAGAGAGCTTCGCGTCGATGATCTCGTCCATCTTCGGGAGCGTGAGGTCTGTCTTGAAGTTCCCCAGCGCGATGTAGCGATCCTTTCCCTTGAATGGACCGTGCTGTGAGAACCAGATTCGCCTGTGCTCCTTGTCGTCGTCGCCTCGGACAACTTCTCCATAGCCGACGATGTTCATGTATCCAGCGATCATCTGGGCGATGGCGCCCTTCTGACCGTGGATGGCCGGGGCGTAGTACTCATTGCCTTCGTTGTCCTCGTTGGTCTCGATCCAGGCCGTGAATCCAACACTGACAGGAAGGTCGAGGAACTGCTTCACCATCATCAGAAGCATGTTCTGCGTCCTCTGATAGTTCCCCTGCGTCGGGACGAATTCATCGACCGTCGTCGGCTTGAGGGAATGCTCTCGGGCGATGTTGCCCCACTTGGCAAGCTCCTCCGCTTCCGAGACATTGTCGATGACGACCCACTCCCAGCCATCCGCCTTCAGACCTCCATCGCGCAGATACTTGTACGCATCTACGAGATCCTCCCACTTGTTGATGGGCCACTCCTTACTCTTGGAGCCCATCATGGCGGCTGATAGCGTGCCCTCCTTGTCTGTCGTCAGGAACAGGGTCTTCGGTCCGCCGGTTCCGAAGAACACGGTCTTGCCGAATCCTGGCCCTGCGCATAGCAGGAAATGCCGATGCTTGCTGGTCTCGACTCCAACATCTCGGATATTGGGATTGGTCACTTGTCTCCTTCCTTCAGCTCCGCCACTCTCTTCAGAATGGCGTCGATGTGACTGTTGATGTAGTCACAGTCTTCCTCGGCGATCTGGCCCATGGCCAGAGACCGAATTGTTCGCTTCTTGACTGCAGCCAGCTCATCAGGAGCGGCATCGAGAATGCTCTTCACTACACATGCTCCCTGTAAGCCTCATACGCGTCGACTACGATGTACTGCGTCTCCTTGAACTCCTCCACCGACAGCTGATCTCCGCCCTCGTCCATCTCGCACATGCGACGGAAGTCACATCCGCGACAGTTGAGGCCTGGCGACTTGACGATCGGAAGATCACCGTTGCGATAGGCCTCTGCGAAGAGAGCCTCGTCGCGGATTCGCTCGAGCATCCTGGCGCGTTCCCCAACGCTACGATAGACCGGAAAGCGTTCGAAGTAGGGCGGAGGCTGGCTTGCGCTGATGTCTCCGTGAACTTCGATCCCCAGGCGCTCAGCTATCCCTTGAAGCTGTGCGAGCGTCTCTTTGCCGGTCAACGTCGTGAACACAGATCTGTCAGCCGCCGATATGGCGTTGACATAGTGCTCCTTCTTGTTTGGCTTGTTCGTGTACATCTTCGCGCCGTTCTCATGCAAGATGAATGGACGAGTGTCGCCCATCGCCTTACGCAAGAAGTTGTACGTGATGCCAGCGATCTCTTCGTCGTCGCGCAGGAGACCCTTGCGACGTAGAATCGTCGGAACGATCGCCCAGTAGGAGCCAGCCTGGTCGTCGAGCGGAAGCAAGTCACTCCAGATCGACGCAGCTGTCTTGTGTTCATCGAGCCATAGCTCGTCTGTTCTGAGATCTCTGTAGACCCCGTCTGCGGTGAAGTGATACCGCAGCCATTGCTTGCGCGGAGAGAGGGTCGTTCCGAACATCTCGCGCTTGTGCCGGGCGAACGTAACGTTGCCGACGTATTCAGCCGAGATGTACTCCTTCCACTCTTCCGCTCCGTAGTGTTCCACGTACCGATTGAGCATGTCGACCCCCAGCTCGTGAGAGTTGACATACTCGATCTCATCCTCGTCGTTGGTAACGAGGACAGAACGCTGGCCATCGAGCACCCTGACGAATGTCTCCGCAGGATGCGCTCCGCGCTTCGTACCGGGGATGTACCAGGATGCTAGCGCCTCGTGAACGGCGGAGCCGAACCAAAGCGCTGTGCGAGAGCGCGGAGTCCGGAGTCCTTCGACCGTAGACCAATACCACTGCTGCGGACAGGTCTTGAGCGACTTTCGTTCGCTCGTCCTCATCTCCAACATGAGTGTTCTCCTTCTCGAGAATGAGAAGTGGGGAGGCGCTCAGAAAGCAACCTCCCCACTCATGTCAGAAATCGGCTTCGGTCTCCTTGGACGATGCGGCCGTCGGACGACGGCGAGTCGTGGCAGGCTTCGCAGGAGCAGAGCGCTTCGCAGGAGCCTTCGATGCCGGCTTGGTCGGCGCAGCCTTCTTCGCTGCGGCAGCAGGCTTGGCAGCTGCCTTCTGCGGAGCCGACTTCGCAGACTTGGGAGCTGCAGCCTTCTCGCTCGCATCGGCCTCACGAGCAGCACGACGCTCGGCCCGCTCAGCAGCGCGCTGAGCCTTGGCCTCGGCCTCGGCCTCGGCAGCAGCCTTCCGATCCGCGATGCGCTTCTGGTTGAAGTCGGACTTCTGGAAGGTTCCGCGCAGAACGCCGGACAGCTGGACGGACAGCGGGTCCACCTCGTATCCCGTCTGCTCCTTGAGCCACTCGACGTAGTCCGACATCACGGGCGTGATGTCCTTCTCCGCGTAGCGCGCCAGAGGCGGCTCGCCAGCCTTCTTGACTCGACGTCCAGCCTGGTCGGTCTTGGCAGCCATGATAACTCCATTTCCTTGGTGTTTGTTGATTTGGAGGCAAGTCGCCTCGGATTGCAGAAGAGAGTCTACTCTATGCCGGAGGCAAAAGCAAACTTTCTTCCAAGTTTCTTTCTACTTTTTGCGGACTCTCGGTCGAGTGAGGTGCGCACGTGAGTTGCGAGCCCTCGGACGATCTTGCTCTTCCGCTGCCAGGGCGGACACGTTGTGCGCAGACTCTCTTAAGCGAGCTCGACGGAATCTGAGATCCTCCTCTTGCTTCCGGCGTACCAGGCGCATCGCCAGGTAATGGCCGAAGAGTGCTCCTGCGAATCCGACCATGACTGTTACCACAGCCATAACTGCAATGTTCATCGGGCATCCCCTCGTATCAAATGCAACGCAAACTCTACTCCGCGTCGCTTGTCTAGGAGCTTGTGCTGGATGTCGTTCTGCATCCAGTTGCCCTCTGCGATGGTCTCCTCGATCGTATCGGCCATGACCAAGTACCACCAGGTGCGCGGAGCTACTCGTCCAGACCTGTTGTTGATCCTGCCCTCTAGCTGCGTCTGGTCGTCGGCGATCCATGTCTGGTCCAGCACGACCATCTCGTCGCACCAGGCGTCCAGCTCGATCGAGACTCCTCCGGTGACCGTCTGGATCAGCAGTACGCGTACCGATGTGTCTGTCGACTGAAACTGGTTCTGGACGCCTGTGCGTCGCTTACCAGAGACGTCGCCGGTGATCTTGAGCGTAGCGATGTGCTTGTCGTTGAGATCCTTCTCCAGGGCATCTATGATCGCCGTCGACTGGCTAGCGATGACGTACTTGTACCCCTCGCCTGCTTCCGGCAGCCAGGATGTCTTGCTGTCGCCAGTCACGCCGCGTTCGCGCAGCCACTGTAGGATCCAGTCGCGCTTCTCCGACTCTCCTGCCGGGACAAGTCGGCCTCCAACTGAGCGCCACGTTCCGTAGGCCATCTGCTTCAGGCGCGTCAGCTCGGACAGAGTACCGAGCGACTCCATGATCCCCGACTCAAGTTCCGTCTCGCCCATAGCAGCAAACTCGTCGTACTGCTTCTTATGCGAGTCGGACATCTCGAGCACGACGGTCTGGCGCTGACCAGACGGGAGGTCGGGTCGAACCTCGCTACGCGTCCTGCGGAGAACGAACCGGTCCAGTGTCATGTAGAACGACTTTGCTCGATTCGGATCGAGGCCATGAATCTCCTTACCGAAGCCGTTCGAGCTGATCTCGAAATACTGGTCGGCCCACTGCCAGTAGCCTCCAGTCTTGTGTCCGAGCCAGTCGAGCGTGCCCCAAAGCTTCGTCTCGTGCCCGCGCAGCGGAGTGCCAGTGAGTGCGTAACGATGCTCGCTGCGGAGATCGAGGAGACCCGCCGTCTGCTGCGTGATGTTCGCAGGCTTGTATCCTGCTAACAGATCGTGGCTCTCGTCCAGGATGACCGTTCCCCAATCGTGATTGAGGATGTCTGGCCAGTCCTCTGACATGATCGCTCGCTTGTACCGATGGTCTTCCATCCAGTGCTTCTTCGGAGCGCGCTTCTTGTCCTCCTGCCAGTGATCGCACTTCTTGCAGTAGTGGCCGTACTTCCGTCTGATCATCGCAGGGTTGATCACGAGGAAGCGTGGCGTGTCCAGTTCCCAGAACTCCTTGAGAGCCTTCTCGCGACGCGCCTTGCCCTCCGGGACTGCGATAGCCTGAGCGAACGGCATCCACATGCCGATCTGTCTGCGCCAGACAGAATCAAGCGAGACCTTCGGCGCAATGACGAGATGGTCCCGATCCCAGTCACCGCTCTCCATGATAGCACCGAGCGCTGTCGCGGTCTTCCCGAGACCGGGTTCGTCTGCGAGCAGGAACGATCCTGCCACAGCGCCGAAGCGCGCACCGACCCGCTGGTATGTACGGTTCGCCATCGCTACGGCCAGCGTAGGGCTGAGAAATGGAACGACCCTCAGCCGGGCATCATCTCGGACAGAAAGTCGCTTGAGCGCACGTTCCTGTGAGCGCTGAGCTGATGCCCAGGCGACAACCTCGGCGTCTGGCGCCAGGTCGTCTCCGAAACTTGCACGGAGCGACCGCAGAGTAGCCATAGTGAGGGGATAGCTCCATGTCTTGTTGACCTTGGACCAGGTAGCTCCAGCTGTCTGCTTCGCCATCCCAGCCATGTCCTCGCGCCATGGGGCCGACAGGATGATTCGCCTGTCAGTCTTGTGCAGGACGATCTGCATTCTTCTTCTTTCGCTTCACGAACACAACATTGGATCGGTTGATTCTACCCTGGCGATCGGAGCTAATTGCGAGATATTGGAAGTGCTGAGTCGAGTCGGTGTCGTGGAAGATGTGAACCCGCCCCAGCTTAGAGACGTATGCGTCGCCGATGTATGAGCCTCGACTCATCAGAATGCCACTCGGTCGCTAGGTGCTAGTTCAGATGCTGGAACGATGAAGACCTCGCGTGTTGCGACCGCCTCGACACGAACGCGATCATCGTTGAGGATCGCGAGAATGATGTAGTGATTGTCGTAGATATCCTTGACGACTTGTCCGCGCTTCACTTCGTCCATCCCTCCTCATGTACGCAGGGGCAGCATCCATATATGTAGCCACACACCAGGCATGGTGGAAGGCGAGACGCGTCTACTCCGCATTCCGGACATCTAATCTCGAAGTCGATCACTTGATGATCACCGCCTTTGCGGGGCGCTTGAAGAAGCCGAAACTCTTGTCGT